TCGTGTTCGGCGCGTTGTAGAACGTCACGTAATAGTCGATGACGTTTGGAAGGTTCGGGTCTTTGCCGATGGTTACGTCCTTGATCAGGATGTAGCCGGACAGCTTCTGGCCGTTGACTGGCTTCCAGAACGCCATGTTGGTCGTGGTCTGCAGCCAGCTGGCGCTGTACGAAATGCGCAGCAGCTTCGAGCTAGATGGGGATGGGTTGACGCCATCCACGAAATAGTTCGCGCCGGCCTCGGTCGGGTTGTAATCCTCGCCTTGGCCGAACGTCACGGCGCTTTGCAGCTGGCGTCCATGGTCGTAGTCGTTGATAAATTCCATACCGCCCCACACCAGCGAGCAGAAGGCATGCGCATCGTGTTCGCATGCCGTCATGGTGATACCGTTCTTGCTGATGGTACGGCTTGGCTCGGCGTACGCTACGCCCGCCCACAGCAGGGCGGCAATGATCAGTGCTTTCATGGTTTCTCCTTCGATATTTGGGTTTCGATGATGATGCGGCTACCCCGTACGAACTGTTCTTCGTTGTGTTGGTAGCTCTTCATAGGTATTACCGCTTGGTTTACCCAATGCGTTAGCGCGAAGACTTCCACCTCGCTTTCCGGCCGGATGATCAGCACCCCGTCCCGGTCTAGCGTGGCTAGCATGACACCTCCTTCTCGATTAACGAACAGATATGTTGGATAACTTCAGCGACCGGCTTGTCAGCCACCGCTGCCCCGTGGCGCAGTGCGTACGATTTCACGATGGCCGCCAGCATCTCGCGGTCGCCTTGCGTAGCGCCCATGATCATGCGGTTCACGCCGTCGTTCATTTCCTGCGCAGTGACGCCGCGCTCGGACAGGAACATGGCGAAGTTCGCCACGTCGATGGGGTCGCCCTTCGCTACGTGGGACAGCAGGCCATCCACGAGGAACGGCACCGTGCACAGGATCGGATCGTCCCAGCCCCGGTATCCTTTGGCGCGCTGCTTCGCCAGTTTCTCGCGCATCTTGGCGGCGGTGCGATCCACCGCCAGATCATCGACGTGCGGGAGCGCCATGCCTTTCAGGCGTACGACCTGATACCCGTTGACGGCGCCCTTCACGTAGTCTATGAGGTCGTTCAGACGGTCACGCTCTTTCTCCCACGCTGCAACCTGACGACACAGTATCTCGTCAGACGACTTAACGTCGTTAACTGGGTCACACATTTGCCGCTCCTTGCAGTGGACGCATCCAGCCCATGTTGCGCAGGCGGGTGGTGTAGTCGGCAGCTGGCAGCAGGCGGTTGGCAGCTGCCGACTGTGCTTCGTCGCGTGGCACATACGCAGCCAGATCAGGGAAGTGCTCGGCCAGCGCCTTCGTTGTGGTGATACGACGGATGGCGTTAGACAGGTCTTTCTTCATGTTGGTGTACGCCTCCGTCTGGGCGGCGTCCTTTTCGTACAACTGCTCCACCGTTTCTTTCAGCGCGGTGTCCATTTTGTAGTGACCGTCTGAGTACACGCTGACGTATTCGATAGTGGTGTGGTACGACTGCATGCGGACGTACGACTCCATTGGGGTACCGATCATCGCGCGGATTACCGGCGGCAGCTTTGCCTTGGCGTCCGCCTGAATCATCTGTCGTACCTGCTCCCGGTACTTTACCTGTGGCACGTCATTCATCACACGGATGACGAACGCGTCACGCATAGCTTGGGTGAGGCGCATGGTATTACTCCTTATGAGATGAGGCGGGCCGAAGCCCGCGGTGGTTTATTGCGTCATTGCGGCTACGCGCTCGATGACTTGGTTCGCCGCCGTAATCGCTGTGGCCTCGTCGAGGGCGCTCTGAAGTGCGTTGCGGACCAACGTTTCATCGTACCCGAGGCGCGTCATCTCCTTGATGAAACGTTCGCAGCTGGCAGCATCACCATCCGACACAGTGCCCGTTGCAATGTCGCTTCGTGCATACTTAACCAACATGCGGCCATCGGCTTCTTTTTTCACACGGCGCGTTCTCGCCACACCGAGGGCGGCGAGAACGTCTTCTTGCTTGTAACCGAGGTCCACGTTGGTTTTGATGAACGCCTTCACGTCTGCATCGTTGTTCAGGTCGAGCGGCTTACCGTCGATAAGTTCTTCGATGGATTCAACCAGATGGTCACGGTCGGCCACGGTCTTGTTGTAGTCACGGTCGGCCAGTGCGCTGGCGATAGCTTCCTTCACCTGTTCTTCCGTGAAGCCGATCGACACCGCGCTTTCGGTGAATGCCTGCACTTCAGCCGGATCGTCGAGGTTGAGGTCGTCGTTCTCCACGTCCGTGGCAATGGCTTCGTTCAGGTCTTCGTCGTCCATTTGCTTGGCAACGAAGTCGCCGAAATTCACGATCAGGAAGGCGAACGAGAACGCGCGGGCCTGCGTCTTGGCCTGCTGCAGTTCGCGGATCAGGTTGGGCACGTCGCCCTGTTCCAGATCATCCAGAATGCGGCGGTCGGTGGGCGTCAGGTCCGAGTCCTTCGGCACGTTGAACACGAACTTGTTGCCGGCCGGCGCCGCTTCGATAGAATGGAAGCCCGCATCTTCGCCGCGGTCGTACAGGATATTCAGCGTGGACATCGGGAAGGTGTGGATGTACTCGGCCAGCATCTCCGTACTGGCGATGGCCGACCACACCATTTCCTCCTTGTCCGCCCACGATGGAATGCCGAAGCCCTTCTTCTGCGTGCTGCGGTCTTCGGATTTGCGCAGACGTTTCTGGGCACGTTTGCTCAGCTTCGTCGGCTGGCTAATAGGCACGACTTGGCCCTTCGCCACGGTGGTCTGATGGCGTGCGCCCCGGCCGTAGAAGTTGTAGGTATCGTCGAACCCGTCCCAGTGCCCGCCCGTGTAAGTCGCCACAGGGCGGTGGTACGTCGGGATGAAGTGCGACGGTTCCCACGCATAGGTGTTGGAGAACCAGATGCCTGCATGCTCGATGCCGGCCGACTTGTTCAGCACGACCAGCTCGCCGTCCTTGTCCATGATGGCGAACTTGTTGTTGCCGCCGATGTCGTTCGCCATCAGCTGGGCGATCGGCGCCAATGTGAACAGCTTGGCGTTCGCTTCCAGCATGGGGCGCACGATCTTGGCGACATAGTGCCACGTATCGGACTTGGTCTTGTCGCCGTCGTTACCGTGGCGGAGCACGCCGTTATGCATCAGGGCGACGCCGTCGATGACCGGGTAGGGGTGGCAGTTGTCGAGATCAATGTCGCCGTGCGTCTTCATGCGGAAGTGCAGGGCCAGCGTGCGTTCGTCGTCCGGCAGGGCGGCGATGAAGGCGTTGCATTCGCCAAGCGTTTTCGGCAAGGCTTTCGGCATCGCCAGCGTACCGTCGTTGTTCGGGTACATGGCGCCGACGCCGTCGCCGTTCTTGCGGAAGATGACATCCAGCATGGCATTGGTGTTCAACAGGGCGGCACGAACGGCGTTGGATTTACCAGTGATAAGCAGACACATGATTATTATTTCCTTTAAATGTTGTATGGGTTGTGTTTCTTTACGTGGATGTCGGCGATATGCTTGCCCTTCAGGATGACCGCGAAGTCCCGGCTCTCACCGGGTTCGCCTTCCGGCCAAGCTTCAAGGGCGGCACCGAACAGGGTGCGCAGCGTGATGCCCCAATGGGGCACCGTCACCGTCGAGTTAACCGTGTTAACTGCGATGCTGTCGTCGGCGGTACTCATGGCGGCACCGTCACGCATCTGCGATCTCGCTGACTTTCGCGTAGTCAGTGACGATATCGGTGTGTGCACGGACACCGAACCACTTGGCGAGGTTCGGGTACAGGCCGGCCGACTTCTGCAGCCATGCCATGAAGTGCTTCTCACGCAGCTCCTGCGCCGACGACCAGCGGCAGAACATCAGCGCCGCATGGGCAAACTCCACCTGCGCCAGATAGCGAGCCTTCTTCATAGAAGCACGGAAGATGCGCAGTTCCACGGTGTCGTAGTCCTTGCCGTTGACTGAGTGGTCAGGCATGCCAAGACGGCGGGCTTCGGCGCGGGACAGGTTCAGCAGGTTGACCATGCGGTAACGCTCACTATCCTTGTTGCGCAGGTATGCCTTCGGATTACCTGCCGGGCGCTGGCCCTCTTGCTGGCAGTACTGCGCCGCGCGGCGGTCCGTCTTCGGGTGGCGGCCGGCGATCTTGGTGATGAACTTCGCGTTGTCGTTATGGTTGATGAACTCCAGCAGCTTGCCCAGCGTGCCGGCCGTGAACGACTTCGACGACAGGTGGACGTGGATACCGCATTCGGCGCCGTCCCATGCGCGCATTTGCGTGTGGGGCTCCCATGCAGTGAGGCGGCGGATATGTTCGCTCAGACCACGGGGCGCCGTCACCAGCTCGATGCCGTTATCGCCGATGCTGCCGTCACGTTTGAGAATGGCATAGCCACGGGCCAGTTCGTCGTACACTTTGCACACGGCGTCGCGGAAATCACTGCGGCCGCCAACGACTTGCATCTCGAACTCGACGCCCATCAGCACGTCGCCGTACACCGTGGGCTTGACGGATTCGTCAGCCTGCAGGGTGTTCAGCACGTTCATCGTGTAGTCCTTCACACGGCCACCGACACGGCGATCGCTTGTGTCGCATTGTTCACGTGGCATGACCGACAGATAGGTGCCGTCGTCTTGTGGGTACAAGTGGTCAACGTGGTGCAGCTGGCCCGTGTCGGCGGCGGTGCGGAAGTACTCTTCGACGTACGAGCGGCGGAATCGGCCTTGTGCCGTCTGCACGCCGTCGATCCACAGCATAAGGTCGCCGGAGTGCGGGTCAACCATCGTGCGATGTTCCGGCCGGGCGAACCGGTTCCAAAGGCGAAGGCTGGTTTCACGAGGGCGGCCGATGATCCACGACGTGTTGCTATAGAGGTTCATAACCGTGCGGGCATCAACGGCAGTCTCAACGCCAGCTTTGGCACGGCCAATAACCCGGCCGAATTCCTTGGCGGCGTGCTTCATCTTCAACCATTTTTCGCTGTAACCGTGTTCCGCAGGAACAGACCAGCGGCCACCGATGATGCGGCCTTCGGTCGGTCCGATTTCACGACGGGTCAACATGTCATGGATGTTCGATTCGATCAGTGCAACGCGGTCGTGGACGGCGTAGTACGAATCGGCGTCACGGCTTTGGGCACGGTGGCGGATGTTACGTACCATGCGCGTCACTTTGATACGACGCATGGCAGGCGACAGTTCGGTGGTGGGGATGCGAACCCAGCCGTCTTGAGGCGTGGCGGAAGCATCCAGCCACGACGTGACTTTGTTCGGACCTTCTATCCCGTAGTACGGCAACTCTTTCGTGAAGAACACGGTGCCTTCACTGAGGTCGAAGTCGTACATGCGGTACTCAACGCCGTCATTGGTGTCACGCTTGAACATGCCGGTAACATCCATCACACGGGTCTCGTGCATATATACCGGACGGTTCCGGCGGTGGGCACGGTCACGCTCCGCCATGTGCTCCAGTGGCGCGAACACGTCCAGCATCCTGTGGTGGCTCTTCACCACGACGGACTTCGACGGGTGAAAGTCCGGCCATACGAACCGGCCATCGACCACGGCGCCGTCGGCGTCGGTCAGCACCGTGATACCGCGCGACTTCAGTTTCTCCGCCATGGTGGGCGCGACTTCTTCATAAAACTTACTCGACGGAACGCCCATATAACGCAGGTAGTGGTTCACGTAGCGCTTGGCGGTGTACTCGCACTCGGGGCACTGGCAGTGCTCGCGGTATGCGGTCGGCATACGGACCCGGTCACGCAGCCAGCGGCGGATACCAATCTCGCCGGCTGGACGGGGGCGCACGGCGTATGCCAGTTCTTCGATACGGCTTGGCACTTCGCCGAGCTGCATAGCAGGGCTGCGCTGGGCGAATTCGCCGCTTTCGTTCGCAAGCCGGACAGTTGGTTCGAGCGGGTCAGGGTGCAGGCCGGCGGGCGTCGTGGCAGGGGTAGGGGAAGTGTCGGCCGTGGCGGCTACCACTCCGGCTATTGCGGTTGCAGCGTCCTCGCTGTTCTCCTGCAGGGCGGCGAGCAGTGCGTCGTCGGTAATGTGGTTCGATGTCGTGCTGGTATTGGGCGTAATAATCCACTGCGTAGTACCGGCAGGGGCGAAACGACCGAATGCGTCACGTGGGCGATTCATGGTGATACTCCTTTGATTCTTTGAATAATGAAAAACCCCCGCACGGGGCGGGGGCTCTCTTTGCTACGGCCGGGCTGGGGTTACTGCACTGCGTAGTACAGGGTCACACCGTCACTGCGGCGGCGCTTGGTGGCGACATTGCCGTCGTCGATTGCGTCTTCCATCGCTTGCTCGATGGCGTCCGAACCTGCGGCGTCGAAGTGCTTCACGATGGCTTTCATGGTGCGATAGCGGTACTGGTCGTTGGAGTTCAGGAACTCGACGATCTTCTCGGCCGTCACTTTATCGTCACCGGGTGCGGGGGTAGCGACGGTCGTGGTGACCACAGGGTCAGCTGCAGGTGCTGCGACCGGGACTGGCAACTGCACCAGTGCCTCGAACAGACGGCTGCGGTCGCCGCGCTTGGTGCGCTGCTTCACTTTACGCTGGCTCACCAGTTCGGTGACGGCTTCCAGTGCTGCGTCTTCGGACACGCCGAAGTGTTTCGCCACAGCTTTCAGCGAGCGCAGGCGGTACTTGCCGCTGCTGTTCAGGAAGCGGATGATGTTGTCACCGTCCAGCGTCGGGAAGATAACGTTGGTGGTTTCTACGGCGCCGGTTGCGACTGCGGCTTCGGTGCCAGCGGTATCGCCGGTGGTCTGGGTCGCTGCCGTTTCGGTCTGGGTGCCGGTCAGTTCTTCACCGGTGGTTTCAGCCGCACCGCCGGTCTGGCCGCCGAGGGCTGCGTCGATCGCACGGTGCAGCAGCACGCCGAACACCGGAGACAGGCCGGTGCGGGGCTCGCCGCCCACGTTGATGGTCACGTTTTCGATCGAGATGCTGATGGAGATTTCTTTGGTGCTCATGGTGTGTTACCTTTCAATTGAAGTTGAGGTTGGTTGTGCTGCAGATTACGAACCGTGCAGGGCGCAGCGTTCCCTGACGGTAGACAGTTACTACGGGTACGACTTAACACTGTTAACTGATTGCCCAGCGAATCAGGAACTCGATACACTGGCAGAGGATGGCGGGCAACGTGCCGACGAGTGCACCGGCACCGATCCACTTCAGCCACTCGCGCACGGTGCTCATTCGCCGCGGGTTTCTTCGGCGTAGTGTGCGTTCGCCACGCGCTGGCCGACATTGAATTTTGATTCAGACATTTCTACTTTCCTTTCATCGCTTTGAAATGTGACACCAACTGGAACAGCCTCAGTTCGCACTGGCGTGCTGTGTCCATGTCGGAGAAGGTCGCCCATTCATACACGTCCGAGTAGGCATCGCGGCCAGCTTCGATGTACCCGGTAATGGCGGCGCTGACCATGTGCTGGTACTGCATGGTGCCACCGAACTTTTCCCACACGTCGTCCGGTATTTGCACCGACACCCGGTGCTCAGTGGTGATCACGGTTTCCCTTTCGGTGGGTTGTAGTTCTCGAACAGCAGCGACAGGCGCCACATGTCGAGTGCGTAGCGGCGGGGGCCAAGACGACGCCAGCCTACCAGCGGTTCGGCGTACCAGCACACCGTGAGGTACCGCTGTCCGAAGCCGATGGTGAACAGGTCGATGCGCTTCATGTTTACCTCACGTAGGAACGCCGTCGATCTCGAACGGCACACGGTTTTCGTTCTCGCCATCTTCAGCGAGGGATACTTCGGTGATCAGTACCTTGGACTTGCCGCCGGGGTAAAGCGGCGACCAGTCTCCGGTCGGTTTCATGGAGTCCACTACGTTCTCCATTGCAGCGGCTGCCATAGCCGGTGAGGCGGCGATAACACGCACGGTGGCAAACAACTTCACGTCGAATGCGTATTCGTGCATGCCGTCGGGGATGGGTACGCCGTTGATGTCGAGAGCGGTACTCATAGCTCCCCCTTCAAGGCAGCCAGTTCTTCCGGCGACAGCTTAGCCTTAGCCTGCTTGACCAGCCGGCGGCGGCGCTGTTCTTGGGCTTCACGCTGGCGGCGCGCGTCGTCTTCCGCCTTATGCATCTGCCACCAGTCCCACAGTTCACCCGGTGCGACGCCTGCCTCGCGCCAATTCAGCTGTGCGAATACCGGATGACGTGCCATTTCCATCTGGTCTTTGAACGGCGGCAGCACGCGCATGATCCCGCACAGGACGGCTGGCATCTTGTCGGTCAGCTTTTCCTCGCGGCTGCGTGGGTACGGTACACCTCCATCAGTGCATGGCATGATCAGGTTCCTTTCAGTTTAGCGATGTCTTCTTCGAGGCACTGGACCATCCAGTCGATCCATGCGAGGCGGGTCAGACGCAGTGCCGCGTCGTCGGTATCGTTGCGGTCGTGCCACCGCAGGAATCCTTTACGACCTCCGGTATGGAAATACACCCATTTCCACAGATATGGGCTTTTGTTCAGTGCCTTCCTGATGTATTCTGTCAGGTCGCGCTTCGCTTCGCGGCCACGACTTCCGGTGCCCGGCACCATGTCGATGGACCTGCAGATGCCGCACATGTAGTTGATGGGGAGGCAGATCAGACTTTGGCGAGCCGACTTCAGGATGTTGATCTTCAGCCGCTTGTACTCGATCTGGTCGTGCCGGTTCATGGCTGCTCCTTACTGATGAAGTGGCCGGCCGGGTCTTTGACGTAGGCCGCATAGGAACTGGCAACGTCATCGTCCGTCCAGCTGGTGCCGGATTCGTTCAGCGCTTTGGTGTACGCTGCCGCGAACTGGTCGCGGGTCATGGGTTGGGCTGTGGTTTTCACAGCACCATCTCCTGCACGTTACGCTCTGTGCGGGTGGTGATCGTGATGCGGTGGATTTCACGCATCACACGGATCACCGCGTCTTTGGAAGTGCTTTCGGCGAACGACTTGGCCCGCGTCATGCAGCCTGCTTCGTCATTCTTGGCGATGACGTTAGACCCCACCATCACGATACAGGTGGGTTCGATGTCGCCAGCCTGAGCCGCTTTCGAGACAGGCTTCGGGTTGAGGCGCGACAGTACGCTCTCCACGAACTCGAAGCCGTGCTCGTTAATCATGGTCTTCAGCACGGTCTCGACGTTCACCTTCTTCACCATGTCGGGCAGCAGCTTTATGTAGTCGTCTTGTACGAAGCCGTGAGTGACGACAGCGACCGGGCGGTCGGTACTGTAGCCGTGTTTCGTACCTTCTTCGATACGGATAGTCATGTCTTACTCCTTCGAGTTAACTTGGTTAAGTGCCCGTCCAGCCACGGCTCAGTGCCGTCATCGGCACCTGCATGCCATGGACAGGGCCGGACAGGAAAAACACGTAGAACGTGTAGCCGTATTCGTGGACGGCCAGAACGTTGGTGCCGTGCAGGTGGTGCAACGGCTGTTGTGTGGATGGTTGGTTAATCCACATGCGGTGCACGTCAGTGACTTTCACGTCAGCCTCACTATTCTTGCGGGCTCATCACCGGCACGATGATGGCGCCGAGCATGTCGTTGTCTTGGGCATAGGCCCAAGCGGCACCGTAGTCCACGAACGGGGACACGACGACCACGCCAGTAGCAGTGACCACAACGATGGCGTGTGGCAGAATCGCGGCGTCGGAATCCATGTCAGCCACGCTCAATGGCCGACAGGATCAGCTCGCCCAGCTTCCAGCCGATGACGCAGCCGCCGGTCGCCGCGAACACGGTGATGCCGATGGTGAGGCAGATCAGCCAGATCGGCGACAGGATGGTGATGGCGACCACGATGATCGCCAGTTGCAGTTTGCTCATGGCAGGAGCCCTTTCATGTAGGTGTTGAACTCCACCTGCGCATCTGCCAGTTCTTGCACCGACTCGGGCATGTTGTGGGCGATGCGATGGCAGCTATTCTTGGAGCGGAAGAAAGCCAGCTTCTCAGCCAGCTCAATGATCTTTGCCACCTGAACCGAGTTCAGGGCGTGGGCTTCGCACTTGTCAGCGTGCGCCGCCGCTGCCTCGCCGTTCATGTAGCCGATGACGTGGCCCACATAAAACGCGAGGGAACCCACTGCAGCGAGCAGCAGGATCAGGAGAATGGTTTGCATCACTGGCCTCCTACATTCGTGCATCGTGGTGTACCGCCGGGCAGCAGCGTGTCGCAGTCGCACGACGGGTCGCATTTCGATATGCGGCGCTTCGGTGGGGGGAACACGCCGGGGTTCTTGGCATGCATGTCACGTACGCATTTCTCCATGTTCTCCAGTGCTGGCTTGGGGTCGCTGTTGAACTCGACAATATTGCGCAGCCACTGCAACCCGTTCAGCGCCACCTCGCACCATGCCTCTGCGAGGTCGGGGTAGTTGACACCGTACGGCGCGGCATGTTCCGGCCGCATGCCGGTGGAACGCACAGCTGCATACTGTGCAGGACGGGACGGCGAGAACATCAACGGCTGCAGGTTGTCCGGCACGAGGATGCGCGGCGCAGGGATGAAGCCGTCCTTGATCAGGCCGTTCCACTGCCGGCGCTCTGCACGGACGCCAATGACGAAGCCGAGCGCGCCAGTTGTGATCAGGGCGACGACAGCGCATGCGCCCAAGGTGACGAGTTCCATGATGGTTCCTCAAAAAGAAAAAGCGCCCTGTACTAGCGGCGCTGTGGGGTTACTGGTGTGACGGTCGGCACGTACAGGCAGTGAGTGCCGTGGATGGTGCGCAGGCCGTGGATGAATCCGGCCAGCCCTTCGTCGGCGTTCTCAATCATGCGTTCGAGGACAAGGCGGTCAGCGTGTGTGGCGTACACCCGGTGAAGTGGCTCCGCATTCTTCCGGGCCACCATTACCGAGAGCTGGTACATTACGCTGCCTCCGGCTTCGGCCGGCCCTGCGCATCGGACAGGCGGTACTTGGTGCGGCGGTCGCCCATCAGGTCACGCAGATCGCGGATGGACAGGCCGGTCACTTCGTGCATGCGGATCAGCAGGCTGGCGCCGACGGGCAGTTTGTGGTGGCGGATTTTGCTGATCACCGGCGGCTGCACTTCCAGAATGCGGGCCAGCGCTGCGTCGTTCTTCAGCTGCATTTTGCCGAGCAGGATGTCGAGCAGGTGGTTGGGGTTGTAGGTCTCTTGCGGCAGCAGCGTATTGCGGCTCATTGTCTTCTCCCTTTGAATGGCAGCCGTTTCCGGGGGGCTACCGACACCGTCCATGAGTTAACGCTGTTAAGTGATAACGCCCATGGAAAAATCAGGTTTCCAAAAATCGCATAGCCGAGGAACCGCCCCTCTGTTTAATCCGCAAGTAAATCCTCCAAGTGGTGACATGGTCGGCGTAGGGGTATAGGATAGTCGCGTCGCATCTCAGTCACTCAGGGAACCGTAGGCCGTTGACTGGTTTATGTGGGAGCGGTCTGTCATCCCGACAGGCGTTCACATCACGCAGGGTACATCCCCTGCGCCCAGCAATGGCGTTACGTCCATAGCTGCTGCACGCTTCGAGTCCTCGGCTTTGGATTCACACAGGCTTTGCGGTGTTGTAAGCACCTGCCTGATACCCTACCCACTGGATCGGTCATGTTGTCCCTGTATCGCGCCGTGGCAAACCTTGGCTGTTGGCGTAGCCACGTTTTTGTTGACGATACACTCGCATCGTGGTGCCCGAATACGCCCACCGTGGCGGGTCGCTGGTTTAACGTCTGTTCTTGGCACACTACAAGACGGCTGGTTCGCAAGTCGTTTCGTCGCTTGCCCGGATCGACGTCCGGTTTCTTTACGCAGACTCACTTAACGGTGTTAAGTCAACTGAGTCTGTGGGGCGGGGGCATTACTGCTTACCTCACCCAACAGACTCAATTGTACGTTAAGCCGTTAACAATGTCAATAGGGTAACATCACGCTGGACGGATGGCGATGACGGTTCCCATCATGTTGGATACCGACAGGCTATGCCCAGCGTACCGGGTCAGCGTCCTGCCGCTTCCTTCGTACCCCACAGCAGTAGCCAGTGCGTCGGCCACGCGCTCGGACACAAGCAGCCGGGTCGGCAGCGGCTGTCGCCGGTGCTGGTGGAAGAAACGCTGCCCCAGCGTTGCGACGGTCCGTGTTACGGAATCGCCTTCGCGCAGGTACAACGCCATCTCCACCGGCTGGTCGTCCACGTATATGGTGTGGCCGACAGTCGTACCGCGGCCGGGGCCTTCGACGTGCCGTTCGATACGAGTGTCATGCAGACCACCGACGATGGTGCGCAGGTACATCAACACTCCCTCTGGCAGTTCCCCCCAGTCACGCGCGAAATCTGGTGTTAACTGCCGATCGGTACGCTCGCGGCGGATACGATCCACGATCGATGGGTACGCCGACGCCGTGCTATTCGGGTCGTTCATCCACTGGTGTAGAGCGAGCGTCCTCGCCGCCGACCGAGGAATAGCAGCTTGAACCGTTGTGCCGGTTGCGGCCGCAATACCTGCCTCACGCACGCCTTCCAGATTCAATGGCGCTGGCTCCTCCGGTGGGCGCTCTGGCCGGGCCACGCCCTGCAGATCACAGGCCAAGTCGTGCAGGTCGATGGTCCCTTCGTGTAGCGGCGTCTTGTACGCGTCCGGAATGCGCAGCGTGGTGTGTGGTTCCGCATCGCGCTCGGCCATGCGCGGCAGCACACGATCCGTTTTCGTCGCCATGAACGGAGCGGCTTCGCGGATGCCGCAGGCCCGGCACACACGCTCGTCATACTGAGCATCGTTATGCCGATACACCTGTACCATGGTGTCGTGGTTACAGGTCGTCACCGCGTGTGCCACGGCGTAGGCGTATGCCTTCTTGGCGGCGGTCAGGTTCTCTTTCGCCTGCTCCAATGGGAGGACAGGTGGCCGGTAGGCGCGCTGCTCCGACGCCGGGGCAATGTTCCATGTACGCGCCCCGCTAACGCGCGTCCAGTCGAATACCACTTCCCCGGTTCCGGGCACTTCTCTCGTATCCCGCATGGACTCCTCGGTCATCATCCTGCTGTGGATGGTGCTCGGACCGTCCACGAACATGCGGATGTGGTTACTCCCCGTTCGGTGAGCCGCCCCCTGCGCTGCCGCGAGGGATGCTGCCAGTGAAGCCTGATGGTCTGCCATCGCGGTACCCTCTACTGGCTCGGCGGGCACCAAGTTACGCACCAGCGCCTCGTTGTAGGCAACCGTGCGCAGCTGCTCTCGCATCGCATCCGATATGGACAGCGCGTTACGGTCGATCTGGTCATCATTGGTCGGCATGGTTCTCTCCCTTAATCTCAGCGCGCAGGCGGCGCACCTCCGCTTTGAACGATTCCGCATCATCCCCGGTCAGGCCCAGCATATCGGCCGTGTCGTCCAGTTCCTCGTCCGACGGTTCGTCCGGGTCTTTCGCCAGCGCCTCGATCTGCATCGCACGCATTTGTTCCATGGTGTCACCCTCCGAGTTAACGCCGTTAAGTGCGGTCGCCCCCTGACTCCCCCGCTGCGCTGCCAGATTCGCCGCTATGGTGCCGCCCGCCATCCCATCAAACGAGGGGACCGTCGTTCCGGCCAGTGTCGCTTCGATGTCGGCTGCCAGTGCGTCGATGGTTTCTTGGCTTACCAGTGGTTCCCGCGCGGGCACGGCACCACGCAACGGTACGACCGGCGCCAAGGTGTCGGCGTCGAACGAGCGGATGCCGGGCGGCGGGGTGTGTGGTGCCACCGCGCTGCGCATCTCGGTCGCTGCCTCACGGCGCCGGTCGTTCACGCGGGCCATCTCCACCGGGTCGTTGCGCATGTCGCGGCGCAGCGTGTCGCCCTGCAATACCAGCATGATGTCGCCCCAATGGCGTTCGTGGATGCCCAGCTTGGGGCGACCGCCGAACTGGTGCGCGCGTAGTGGTTCAAACCGCTTATAGATGCCCGCGTCCATCAGCCGGCGGCGGATCGTGGTCGGGGCCAGTGAGAACCCTGTTGCCAAGGCTTCCACGGTCAGGTACTTTTCCCCGCCCTTGTATTCCGGTACGAGTTCGCCAACGGTGCGTGGTGCCGTGGTTACGTCGGTCTGCGTGCCGTTCACCGACAACGTGGCCCCCTTCGTTTCGATCAGGCGCACCACGTCATCCAGTAGGGCCATCGGGAATCCACGGTGCGGGCGGCCCGAGCCCGTCACCACCGGAACGTTCCAGTGCCGCAGCTGGGCGCGCACATATCGCCCGTTCATGGCTGCCATGCTCATGTCCATCGCCATCGCCAGTGAGGCGAGCGTGAATACTTCGGATACAACCGTGTCGCCTTTCAGGGTCTGGACGACGTGTAACTGACCACGTGCGAACGGCACGCGGATCAGCTTTTTGTGGATAACGTTGTCGTCATCCGTAGTGCTTTGGTTCATGGTTCCTCCAATCTAATGGCTACAAATGAGGGAGCAAGACCACGAAACGGCGGGGGAGTGAGGCGCGGAGATGGTGTGATTGTCAGGCCGTTTCGTGGTGTCGTGCTGAACAGTATAACACACGATGTGAGGTAGATATCACTAAACAGCCATAATGATTTAAAAAGTACTACTTAGGAGGGGCATGGTTTGGTACTCGCAAAGTAGATCACCAAATGATCACTAATTTTTCAGGAGACACGCTATATAGGCCAGTTATCGCCGCCCCTCATCATCTACAAGTGATTTACTCTCTAAAGGCGTTCTCAAATTATAGTAACAACTATCCATTTTCTGGATGAATACTAATGGAAAGACTGCACTGGAGCCATTCACACATTTAATCACACTACAAAGTGAATACCATGGCAAACGCTGATTAAACGTATATCACTGGCAGCAAACCCGCATGAAACCACATTCTCCGTTATATGTGTACTTATTTAATTATAAGTCACGTATGAATAAGACGAAAAAAACCCCCGCACAGGGCGGGGGCAAGCGGCACAACCGACTACAGGTATTTTACGCGGCCTGTGCAACCTTGGCGGCCTTGCGTGATTTCGTGCTGGCCGGGGCCGTGGTCGCTTGCGCGGCCTGAATGGATGCCTTTACGTAGTTGAGGAACAACATCTCGTTCGACGCCGCCCACGACAGCGCTGCATCCAGTTCATCATCGGCGTGACCGAACAGCGCGCGGATGGCATCGGCACGCGATACCGTGTTAACAGCGTTAACTGCCTTGCCGGTTTCGGGCGCGTCATCGCCATCCGACTCCACGTCCTTAGCGGTAGACGCGGGCGGCGTGCTGTTGCGCGCACCCGTCGCCTTTTGACGGCCGGTACCCTTCGGGGCCGCATCGTACATCGCGCGCAGGGTCGCATCGGCGACAGGCTTGTAACCCTGCAGCATTGCGCGCAGCACGCCGCGCATGTTCGACAGGTACACCTTGAACGATCCCTCGGTCAGATCGTACGAGGCGCAGAACTGCGCGCACAGGTCGATAAACGGGTCGAGCTGTTCCGGTTTCTTCGCCACCTCCTTGTACGCGGTGCGGGTCAGGTCGCCCAGCGTTTGCGACAGGGACGTGGTTTCGCGGATCGTTGCGCCCACTTCCGACGCGATGAGTTCGAGCGTTGCGCTGACGGCGATAGCGATGCGGGTGCCGGTAGGTTTGACGGATGCCTTAGCCATGATTACTTCTCCTTTGAGTGATTGCCCGGTATTGGGCAAGACGAATAGTGTCATAACGTTAGGCTGTTAACAAGCCATGACGAGTTAACGCCGTTAAGTGGGCGGGCGGTTTCGCGCGCGTCAGGATGCGCCCGGAGTGTGGTTTGGCCGGGGGGAGGGTACGTGGACCACGGGGCCGGCGGGGGGTGCCCCCCGTCCCGTATCACCAAAATATCAATCGACCAAATACCATTTGTAGCTCACCGTAACCACACCCTCACTAGATTGTCAACTATCGTTCCCAACAAAAAACATTTCTCATTCGTAGCTTCCTGTGTCATCATAGGAACATTCCTACGCAAAACCACGTAAAGGTCCGATATGCGCGCCATCCAATCAAACGACCACTTCAGCGAAGAACAGGTTGCTACGATGCTCGGCAAACATCCCGTGTCGCTGCGCAAGTGGCGCCAGAAGAACAAGAAGGCCGGCCGCATCATGTTCGGGCCGCCGTACGAAAAGATCGGCGGCAACATTGCGTACCCCAAGGACGCCTTCCGCGAGTGGGTGATCAATGTGGAAATTGTTAACGGCGTACCGCACATGAACGCGCCATCGAAAGTGGCGGAGATCGCCAATGCCGCGTAAGACCCAAGACCCCAGCGCCCAACTGGACGACGCCCTCGGCGACGTGCTGTCCGGTGGATGGGACACACCACCTGATCCCGAACCTGTGGAACCGCCAGCACCAGCCTCGATCGAGGCCGTGTGGAGCGAGCACCGGAACGAGTCCGCATCGGCCGCCGCCCGGGTGGTGAAGCCGGACGGCGAGATAGTCCGGTTCGAGGACTTGCCCCTGCCCCCCGAAGATGATGACGAACCGAAGCACCCACTGCAGGGTGAGTCGGGCATGCTATCCATGGGGCTACTGGCAGACCTCGCGGCCGGCCGCGCGACACCTGAGCAGGCAGCAGCACGGTCCGGGGTAGACGTGGGCCAGCTGGACGCAGCACTGGCGCTCACCCTGCGCGACATGGAGCCGGCCGACATCGCCAAGGCGTTGAACCTGCAGGCGGTGGAGCAACAGCTCAAATCCGGTGCGCTGTACGGTGCAGTGCTGCATGCTCTGACGCTCGACCTCGCCACCGGCAAGATGCCCGCCACCGTCAAGATCGAGCTGGCGAAGCTGCTGGGCAAGAACGGCCGGATTGAGCCGAAGGAGGAAAAGGCGCAGGCCGGCGGTGGTTTCGTGCTGAATATTTCGCTGGGCGCCGCGGCGCAGCCAGTGACCATTGAGTCGAATTAACGGGAGAACGTTATGACGGTAGTTGCATGGGATGGCGTCACCTTAGCCGCCGACAAAATGTCTACCGCTGGCTACGCCAAGCGGCGAGTGCGCAAGCTGTTCAAAGGCCGGTGGCTCGACGGGCGTGAGATGCTGTTCGCTGGCTGCGGGGATCAAGCGTTTGCCGTGCGGGTCATGTCATGGCTTGCCGACGTGACGGCGGGGAAAACGGATTCGCCGCGGCCGGACTACAAGGACTTCGACGTGGCAAAGGATGCATGCATCGGCCTCGTCATCCTGCGTAGCGCAGAAGGATTCTCGTACGTGCACACTATGACCCCGCTGCTTGACCTGACCCCGTTCGAGGAAAACATCTTCGCGCAGGGTTGCGGCCACGAGGCAGCATGGGGCGCACTGGAAGCGGGCGCCACGGCGGTACAGGCGGTGGAGATTGCGTCGCGCCGGATCGCGCACTGCGGTCTTGGCGTAGACGCCATTACATTCGATTCCTGAGTTGCCAAGTCGGATTGGGTAAAGGACGCTACGAATGAGTGAACGGGTCGTTACGAACTATGTCGCGCCGCCGACCGTCGCGCGGTTCATGCGCTCGAACGCGCCGGTGCGGCTGATCATGGGGCCGGTCGGTTCCGGCAAGTCCACCGGCGACATCATGGAGATTGCACGCCGCGCGCAGGAGCAGAAGCCGTCCCGCGACGGCATCCGCCGCACCCGATGGGCCATCGTGCGCTCGACCAAGCAGCAGCTGAAGGACACCACGTTGAAGTCGTGGCTGGAGTGGTTCCCGGACGGCGCCGCCGGCAAGTGGCGCGAGGTGGACCAGACCTTCGTGCTGCGGTTCGGCGACGTGCATGCCGAGGTGCTGTTCCGTGCGCTGGACGACCCGGAAGACGTGCGGCGCCTGCTGTCGCTGGAATTGACCGGGGCGTTCGTCAACGAGGCGCGCGAGACCCCCATTGAGATTATCATCGCGTTGCGCTCCCGCGTCGGCCGCTACCCGTCACGCAAGGAAGGCGGGCCGACGTGGCACGGCGTCATCATGGACACCAACCCGCCATCGACCGACCACTGGATTCACCAGAAGTTCGAGGTGGAGAAGCCTGCAGGCTGGGAGATTTTCAAGCAGCCGGGCGGGCTCGAACCGGATGCGGAGAACACCGAGAACCTGCCGCCGACCTACTATCAGGACATGATGGAAGGCGCCGACGAGGACTTCATCAACGTGCACGTGCATGCGAAGTACGGTCGCAGCAAGGCAGGCATGCCGGTGTACGAGAAGACGTTCGTGCCAAAGTTCCACCTGCGCGACACTCTGTTGGTCGTGCCCGGCGCCCCGGTCATTATCGGCATGGACTTCGGGCGCACGCCGGCCGCCGCGTTCTACCAACGCGACGCACGCGGGCGCATCCTGCTGCAGGACGAGCTGGTGTCGGAGAACATGGGGCTGGAGACTTTCCTGCAGCGCAAGGTAAAGCCGCTGCTGACCGAGCGCTTCCCCGGCCACCGGGTGGTGGTGGGCGGCGACCCGGCAGGCTGGCAAAAGAGCCAGATCAACGAGCAGTCGTGCGCCGACATCCTGAAACTGAACGGGTTTGTACCAGTTATGCCACACAGTAACCACATCGCGCCGCGGCTGAAAGCGGTCGAGGATTTGCTGAAGGAGCAGCAGGATGGCGAGGCCCGGTTCTTGATCAACAAGTCGCGCTGCCCGGAGATCGTGGCCGGGTTCGAGCATGGCTACCGGTACAAGCGCAAGCGGGACAACACGTTCGAGGAAGTGCCGGAGAAGAACAAGTACAGCCACCCGCACGATGCGGTCCAGTACGGCGCCATGGTGGTCAATTCGGCTGGCGACAAGGCGGTGGCGATGAACACGTCGGCACGGGTGGTGGTCCCGGTCAGCATGCACGGCTGGACTTGATTAACGGCCTAACGTTACAATACCGGTAATCGAAAACCCGGCACGTGTCAACTGCCACGGGAACAGGAGAACCCTCATGGAATCACAAAGCCGTGGTCTGCTGCGTGTCGTATCGAACTCCGAACTGGTGCGGCAGGAGAATGCTGTCCGTGACGCGGAGCGCGCGGCCGCTGGCGCAAAGAAGGCAGCCGACGAAATGCTGACCGGGTTGGTCGGCTACATCATGCCCCTATGGGAAGACGCCAAGCGGGCCAAGAACGACATCAACCCCCGCCTGCGCGCGTCCCTGATGCAGCGCCGGGGCGAGTACGACCCTACCAAACTGGCCGCCATCCGCGCCACCGGCGGGTCGGAAATCTACATGATGCTCACCTCGGTGAAGTGCCGCGCGGCCGCAAGCTGGCTGCGTGATGCGCTGCTGGGGCAGGGCCACGAGAAGCCATGGACCATCGGCCCGACGCCGAACCCGGAGCTGCCGAGCGACGCCGAGCAGGAGCTTATGCGGCAGGTCGGTTTTGAGGTAGGCCAAATGGCCGCCACCGGCGTGATGCCGCCACCGGACGCCGTCCGAGAGCGCATCGACGCGGCCAAGACGACGCTGCAGGACAAGCTGCGCGAGGTGGCCCGCCTGAAAGCGGAGAAGACCGAACGCATCCTCGAAGACGAGCTGGTCGAAGGCGGGTTCATCGATGCAATGGACGACTTCGTGGACGACTTCGTCACCTACCCTGCCGCTATCCTGAAGGGGCCGGTCGTCCACCGCGCGCCGACGCTGACGTGGCAGCGGCAGGAGGCAGCCGAGGGCATGCCGGCGCGCTGGGTTCCCATCGTCGAGGAAAAGCTGGTCAAGCGCTGGTATCGCGTGGACCCATTCAAGTTCTACCCGGCGTCGTGGGCCGCCGATATCGAGGATGGCCCGTGCTTCGAGCATCACAAGATCACCCAGCAGGAGCTGTTCAGCCTGATCGGGGCGCCCGGCTACAGCGAGGAAGCCATCCGCAAGGTCATCGCTGACTGCGGCAACCTGCGCAACTGGTTGAACCTCGACTGGTACAACGCCGCCGACCAGATCAATCAGCCGAACCAGCTCATGGCGAACGACGGCCCGATGGACGCACTGGAGTTTTACGGCCCGGTGCTGGGCAAGTACCTGATCGAGTGGGGTATCCAAGACCCAGAGGTGAACGACGAGGAGAAATCCTACAACGTGAACCTGTGGCTGATCGGGCGCGAGGTCATCAAGGCCACGGTGAACCCTGACCCGCTGGGCAAGAAGCCGTACCGCAAGGCGGCGTACGAAGAAATCCCCGGCGCGTTCTGGGGCAACGGTATCCCTGACCTCGTGCGCGACGTGCAGGACATGTGCAACGCGGCCGCGCGCTCCCTCGCCAACAACATGGCGATCGCTTCCGGTCCGCAGGTGGCCGTCAACACGACCCGGATGCCGCCCGGCATGCAGGTGACGGCCATCTCGCCATGGAAGGTGTACCAGTTCGAATCCGACCCGCTGGGCAGCACGGCGCCGCCGATCGAGTTCTTCCAGCCCGCGTCCAACGCCGCGGAGCTGATGGGCGTGTTCTCGTTCTTCTCGAACCTCGCCGATGAATACTCCGGTCTGCCGAAGTACATGTCGGGTGACGGTAACGTGGGCGGTGCCGGCCGCACTGCATCCGGCCTGTCGTCCCTGATGTCGAACTCCAACCGCCTGATGAAGCAGGTGATGGCGTCTATCGACCGTATCGTGACGGACGTACTGGATACCCTGCACACCTACCTGATGCAATTCGAGTACGACCGCTACGAGGGTGATCTGGACGGCGACATCCGTATCGTGGCCCGGGGCGCCAACTCGGTCATGGCCCGCGAGCAGCTGGCACTGCGCCGCAACGAGTTCCTGCACGCCACCGCGAACCCGATCGATATGTCGATCATCGGGTCGGACGGCCGGGCCTACGTGCTGCGCGAGCAGGCGAAGAATCTGGAACTGGATACGGACCGCATCATCGGGTCGAAGCCCATCGCACCGGAGCTGCTGCAGCCGCAGCCCGGCCAGCCGGCCGTCGGCCAGATGCAGGGCCAATCGGGTCAACCCGGCATGGCTCCGCAGCCTACGCGCAGCCGGCCGATGGGCGCCACCATGGACCGGCCACCTGTGGGTTAAATGAAACATACTTGACATTCAACGTTAAACCGTTAATACTTTCTCCCAATGAGCTTGAATCCTGATCCCCAAACCACCCACGCGCTGCGAAAGCTGGCGAACACGTCGGAGTGGGAGCTTGTAGCGAAGTGGCTGAAGGACCGGCGAGAAGCGTACGTGCAAACGAGCTTCAACCCAGACACCGTCATCTGTCGCAAAGCACAGGGAGCGATCACGGAAATCGACGAGCTGCTGAAGATTACCAACGTGCAGAAATAGTTCTGCGCAGGTATTTCTAGAAAGGCAACACAATGAGTATCCCAGAGCAAGTGCGCCGGAAAGCCGAGCGCGCCGAGCAACTGATCAAGGAACAGATGGGGCAGCCCCCAGCCGGATCGGACCCAAACAACCCGACCCCGGCACCGGCTCCTGACCCAACGCCAACCGATCCACCTGTAGACGCACCTGCCCCAGCACCGGCTCCTGCGCCCACGGAAGCACCATCCCCCGCTCCAGCACCCGATTCGGCTGCATGGGAGCAACGGTTCAAGACCCTGCAGGGGATGTTCACCGCGGAGCAGAACAAGTGGAAAGCTGACCGTCAACAACTGGTAAGCGAGATCACCGCACTACGTGCGCAGGTCGCCGCTCCAGCCCCGGCAGCAGCACCCGCCCCTGCACCGGCAGCAGCTTCGCCCGGCATCACCCAAGACGACATCGACAAGTACGGCCCTGAGCTGATCGCGGTCATCAACCGCGCAGCATCGGCACAGGCTAACGATATCGTCAAGGCGATGAAGGACGAACTGGCACCGAAACTGGACGAGGCCCGTACGGCAGCCGACCAAGCCGCACGTTCGGTACACCTCACCCGCGAGGAGCGCTTCTACCAGTCGATCGGCGACGCAGTTCCTGATTGGGAAGCGGTCAACGCCGACCCGGCATTCCATGCATGGCTCGGTGAAGTGGACCCAATGAGTAACGTGCAGCGACAGGTATATCTGGAGCACGCGCAGGGAAATCTGGACGCCGACCACGTCGTGCGCCTGTTCAATGCGTTCAAGCAGGCTTCCGGTACCGCACCTTCCTCTGCACCAGCTCCTGCTCCGGCGCCTGCACCTGCCGCCCCTGCTCCGGGTCTATCGCCAAGCCCACGTCCTGTAGGCAGCGCCGCTGCGCCGCGTACCCCGAACCCACCGCAAAACACGGTGAAACGGTCGGAGATTCAAGCGCACTACGCCCGCTCCGCCCGTGACAAGGTGTACCGCGAAAGCGACGAACACAAGGCGATGGAAGTACGTATCAACAAGGCTGTAGCCGAAAACCAAGTCGTCGATGCGTAGCGCACGAAGCGCTCCGTGTTGACACAGGGGTCGGGTAACACCGGCCCCTTTCAATATTACCAAGGAGCGCACTATGTCTTTGCCAATCGCAGGTGGTACCCCGTCCTACTCGGACTCGCCAAGCGGTACCCGTACCTTTATTCCGGAAATCTGGTCCGGCAAGCTGATCGAGAAGTTCTACGATGCGACCGTTCTGGCCGCCATCTCGAACACCGATTACGAAGGCGAAATCCGCAAGCAGGGCGACAAGGTCAAAATCCGTACCCGCCCAACCGCGACCATCGGTGACTACACCCGTGGTTCCGCGATCACCTACCAGAAGCCTGACGGCACGGTGGTTGATCTGGAGATCAACAAGGGCAAGTACTACGCCGCTGAAGTGGACGACGTGTCGGCCCACCAGCAGGACATCAAGGTACTGGACGAGTGGGCGACCGACGCGTCCGAGCAGATGAAGATCGCCATCGACACCGACGTGCTGGGCACCGTGTACTCGCAGGCAGCCGCCGCGAACAAGGGCGCCACCGCCGGCCGCATCTCGGCCAACATCAATCTGGGCGCTGCCGGTGCGGCCGTCCAGCTGACCAAGGCCACCATCCTCGACTTCCTCGTGGACATGGGCACGGTGCTGGACGAACAGAACATCCCGGAACAGGGTCGCTACGTGATCCTGCCGGCATGGGCTGTGGGCATGCTGAAGAAGTCGGACCTGAAGGACGCATCGATCACCGGTGACACCACCTCGATCCTGCGTAACGGTCGCGTCGGCATGATCGACCGCTTCACCGTGTACCTGTCGAACCTGCTGCCACGCGCGGCCGGTACCGGCGGCCAGACCGCGCTGACCTGCTACCACATCATCGCGGGTCACTCGAAGGCGCTGACCTTCGCATCGCAGATGACCGAGATGGAAACTCTGCGCCATCAGGACTACTTCGCCGACCTGATGCGCGGCCTGCAGGTCTATGGCTACAAGGTCATCGACAGCACTGCGCTGGTTGACGCTTACGTCTACAAGTAATTCGTAAGCAGTACGGGCCGCTGCACCCTCCGGGGTGTGGCGGTTTATTCACATTCAGGAGCGAATCATGTCCGCTGAAAAGCACCCTACCTACGTCAAAGATTCCACCGGTTACTGCTACACCTACACCCGTCTGCTGGCCGCTGAGCCCGGCATGGAGCCGTACGACGGCGCGGTGGACGCGAACGGTTTTGCCATCGACGGCGAAGCTGAAGTCGTGAAGGTCGCCACCACGAAGAAAAAAAGCAAGCCTGCTGCGGAGCCGACTCCGGCACCTGAGCCAGCGCCTGAACCAGAGACCCCAGCTGACCCGCTGGACGACGCGCTGGCTGCCGCCACCAAGCTGGATTAATCCATGTCCCTGCTGAGCGTACTCCTCGACCGCGTCCATGACGAGTTTCCGGCCGTGCCGGAACCGTTGGCGCTGCGCGCCTTGTCGGATGCGGCCAAGGAGTTCTTCGTGCGTTCGCATGCTTGGCAGGACAAAATCCCGCACATCCATCTGCGGGAGAACAAATCCACGTACCAGCTGTACCCACCTGACGGCACCCAGATCGTGGCGCTGAAGGACGTACGGCTGAACGGCAAGAAGATTTTCCCGGCCGCGACGGAAACGCCGCGCCGAGAGTACATGGCCCCTGAAGCGGGCTGTGTAACGAAGTACGTCCAGATCACGCCTGCTGAAATCACCTTTACCCGCCCGTCGTCCACTGATGACCGCGTGGAGGCAAAGGCGGCGCTGTCGCTGCCACTGAACGCGACTACCACGGATATTCCGGACGTGATCATCGACGAATGGGGTGAGGCTATCGCAGCCGGCGCCAAGATGCGGCTGGTCCGCCAAGCGTCGCAGCCGTGGTTCGCACCTGATGCGGCGACGCTCTATTCGGTTCCGTTCTACACCGCCATCAATACCGCCAAAGTGCGCGCGATGACCGCGCTGGGCGAGGCGCAATTGCAAGTTGAAATGCGAGGCTGGTAATGCCACTGACTACCTGCGCCGTACGAGCGCGCGTCTACAAGCAGGATGGTACGCCTGATACGGAGGCCCGTGTCACGGCCGTCCTCAACCGCTTCGATGTGAACGACGGCTACGTCGGTCCAACCGAGGTATGTGTCGCCACCGACGAGAATGGCGAAGCCATCCTGAATCTGTGGCCGAACGAACTCGGCTCGACCGAATCGTACTACAACGTGATCATCGAGGGTACGGATCGCTCGCTGCAAATCACGGCGACCGTGCCGAATACCCCGACCGTCGATCTGGAAGTGATTGCGGTTCTTCCGCCGTATCCCGGTAAGCCGGACGGCCAAGCGGCCGTAGAAGAAGCGACTGCGCAGGCCGTGATCGCTACTGAACAGGCGGAAATCGCAACCGTGGCAGCCGGTACGGCTACGACCCAAGCCGGTATTGCGACTGCAGCGGCCGGTACGGCAACTACCCAAGCAGGCATCGCAACCACTGCTGCTGGTACGGCAACGACCCAAGCAGGCATCGCAACCACTGCTGCTGGTACGGCCACCACGCAGGCCGGTATTGCGACTGCAGCGGCTACGGCTGCAGGAGAAGCACTGGACGATATCGAAGGCATCCTTCAGACGACGGTTAGCCTTGGCGGCCCGCCGAATGCGGAATCGTTGCGCGTGGTAGCTCCGGCTCCCGGCGCAGATACGCACGTAGAGATCACGGGGGGTGTAGCTGGGCCGCCGACTATCGCATCTGCAGGTACGCCTACTGACATTAATCTGCGTGTCGAAGCGAAGAACAACGGCGTTGTCACTGTTCGCGCCAACGGTGCATTGGCACTGCAGATGCTCAACCCTACGGCCGGCAATTCCAGCTACTACACCTTCTCAGGGCGTACGACGGACGGCCCTGTACTGCAGGCAAACGGGCTGACTAACACCCCGGCGAACTTCTCGTCACGCGGCAACGCCGAGATTCGTTTTCACACGCATGCATACCTTGACGGTACCGGGATTGAGCAAGTACGAATCAACCCTACTGCGGGTGCGACGCGGTATCTGGCGTTCACCGGGTCGAACGGCGGCAATGTCAACATCAGCACCGGCGGTACGGGCACTGACCGCGGCATTTCATATTCTGCGGCGGGAACTGCTGGTCACGATATGCGGTCGAACGGGGCGACCGCGGCATTTATGTCTAACCCGTCCGCGAACTGCGTAAATTACTTCTGGCTTCGGGGTTCTCCGACCGGGGTGTCTCCGACTTTCCGCGCTACGGGCACCGATACTAACGTACCCATGACGTTTAACGTGATGGGGGCGGCAGACTTCGCCTTCACTTCGGACGGCGACAGCTTTATCCGGCAGTTTAAGGTCGGGCGCGTGGCTTCGGCTACCCGAAACCTTGTGGTGCAAGGCTCCAACGGCGGGCGTTGCACGATTTACACGGAAGGCGCTGGAACGGACCGCGGCATTGCTATCGCAGCGAATGGTGCGGAGGGGATCGAGCTAATTTCAAACGCGGCGACCGCAATGTACGTAGCGAACCCAGCCAGTTCGGTAAATTACGCGAACGTTACCGGCGCGGTGTCGGGCGGATTCCCCTCGTATTCGGTCGCCGGACCGGGGGCGGATATCGGGGTGTCGTTGTCGGCTAAGAATAACGCACCCATTCTGTTTGGTACGAACAACGCTATCCAAGCCCGTGTCGGCGGCCCGGCGAACGCTGTCAACTACTTCCGTATGTCGGGCAACATTACCGGCTCGGAGGTTGTCGCGGAAGCAGCGGGTTCCGATACGAATACTAAACTGCGGATCAAATCGCAAGGTTCCGGCGGCGAAATTATATTCGAGGCTGCAGGATCAGAGCGTCTGCGCATCGACTCCGCCGGCAAGCTTGTCGCAGTAAATAATACATACGCGGTCATTACTGAACTTGGGCACCTGCGTCTTCGTTCGTACACCGTGGGCACGCTGCCTAGCGCGACCCCGCCTACCCAGCTTATCTACGTATCTGACGGCACGAGTAACAAACGCATGGCCGTAAGTGACGGAACAAACTGGCGCTGGCCTGACGGCGCTGTTGTCTCATAATAGAAAGGAGGCCGGTAATGGCTTACGAAACTAACGTGGTGCCATACGAGCTTCTGGTTCGATGGGACGTGAATGGCACTCTGCAGGGGGCGCATTTCCAGAACCGGGTTGTGACTAAAGACGATAGTGGAAAGGTAGTGTCCGAAGGCGTAACTGACCCTGAGCCGATTGACCCTCAGTCAGAGTTCGTGCAGCAGTTGATGACGAGTGAACAGGCCGCCGCTTTGACCGCGCTCGCAGGGGTGGAAGCGATGAAGACTGCACTGGCCGCCGAACGCAATCAAGAGGCCGCCGCAGCGGAAGCGGCCCTGCAGGAACAAGCCGATGCGCACAGTACAGCGATGGCGCAACTGGAAGCCCAGTGCGCGGCGAATGCGCAGGAAACTGCGGCGGCCCTTCAGGCATTTGAAATCAAAGAAGCGGCGTACCTTTCCCGTATCGCTGACCTTGAAGCCCAACTGGCAACTGCCACAGCACCGATCGAGACGTAGTATCTTTATCACGATTGTTGCCTGTTACATACATGTGATAGGTAACAAGGTTCACATGGACTACAATAACGGGATAACGTTAATCATGCGAAAGGCAATTATGACCAAGGGCTCCACTGCAGAACTGGTTCTTGGCGGCGGCTCCGTCTGGGGCGTCATCAAGATCACGAGCTGGGCCGACCTGTCGTATGCGTTGGCCGCTATCTACACCGCCTGCCTGCTCGGACACTGGCTATGGCGAAACATCATTAAGCCGCTGCGCATCCGCCACGCGCAGCGAAAGGCCGAAACACTGGACCGCGTGGCGGCGTGTACCAAGCACGTTGACGATTAAGGAGAAGCTACATGCTTACCTTGCTTTCGATGCTGGGCGGCGCGTTTGTCCGTCTGCTGCCTGAGATTATGGCCTTCGTGAACAAGCTGTCCGACCACAAGCAAGAGCTGCTGATGATCGACAAGCAGGTCGAACTGAAGCGACTGGACATGGAGGCGCGCAAGCAGGAGCTTCAGCAGCTGGGCGCCAACCAAGCCGCTGCGGACGCTGCGACGTTCAACCTCGCCGTCGAGAACAACGATGCGGCACTGGAGCGCGCCTACCTGTCCGCCCGCAAGGCAGTGAATGAGGTGCAGGCGCAGAAGACCGGCATCCGCTGGGTCGATGCCCTGAACTTCCTCGTGCGACCGCTGACCACCTACTATTTCCTTGGCTGCTACGGCATTACCAAGACCTGCCTGATCATTGTGTCGATGCAGGCCAATGACCCGTTGACGGCCGTTGCTGGCTGCTGGACGGAGCGTGACGAATCGATCTTGGCCGGCATTCTGGCCTTCTGGTTCCTCGGTCGAGTCATCGAAAAAAAGAACTGACATCATGGACGAAGTGCTGGATGTAGCACTGGAGCTGATCCGGCCGGGTGAGGGGCTGTGCCTGCGGGCGTACCCTGATCCGGCGTCGCCGCTGTACGCCGCCCTGTCGCGCCGCAACATCCTGCGAAAGTACATGCAGGGCCAAGCTGAGATTCCGGACGACCTGCGCGAACTGTCGGGCAAACCGTGGACCATCGGTTACGGTGAAACCAAGGGCATCCGCGAAGGGATGGTCTGGACGAAAGAATACGCTGATGAACGACTGCGCGTACGGGTGCGGCAGTTCATGCGCGAGGTACTGCACCTGTGCCCGCAGCTCTGGCTGGAGCCACCAACCCGTTTGGCTGCGTGCGTGTCGCTGGCGTACAACATAGGGAGTGCCCCGGCGTTCGTCGCCAGCTCGGTGTGTCGGCTCACGAAGTACCGCGAGTACCAGCGTGCCGCTGATAGCTTCCGGCTGTGGAATAAGGCCGGAGGCAAGGTGATGAAGGGGCTGGTGCACCGCCGAGAGCTGGAGCGCGCGTACTACCTGAAGTGAACCGGTCGTATAATAACGGCAAACCGTTAATCGAAAGCAGGCAATGGCTACCATCCAGTCCATCATTGATCGCGTCACCAACGTGTCCAAGGACCGCGACCGTGCGCGGTGGACGCTGCCGGAGATCGCCGGCTGGCTGAACGAAGCCGTTCAGCTGATCGCCAACCTGAACCCACGATCCGCGTCGCAGTACCGTGCACTGACCTTGGCGGCTGGCGCGCGGCAAGATTTGCGCACGATCGATGCGTCGGTACGTTGGGTACGCATCCACGAGCTGCTGTGCAACATGAACGGCAACGACCCGACCGGCACGACCATCCGCAACGTGTATCGCCCGGCACTGGACTACTCACTGCGCACGTGGCGTGGCGTGGCGCCGACCGCGACCGAGGTGAAAGAATACTGCACCGACGAACGCGAACCATTCACCTTCGACGTGAACCCGCCGGTTGCGGCGGGGACCAAAGTGTACGCACTGGTGTCCATCACCCCGGCACCATGCATGATCCTGAACGGTGGCGGCACGGCACTTGTTGACCCGGCCGAGGTATTCCCGCTGGCGGACGGGTACGACATTCCAGCGGTCGATTACGTCCTGTCCCGTATGTTCACCAAAGACACGAACGACCCGAGCTACGCTACCCGTGCGGGCGCGCACCTGCAGTCCTTCCAGATCGCCATGGGCGTCGAGACCAACGACGCCGCAGCGGGGGCGAAATGAAACTGACGTGGGGGCCAGTGTTCTCTGGCATCCGGCCGAAGGTGGACAACCGCCTCCTGCCGGACGGTAACGCACAGGTTGCCGAGAACACGAATACCGAACATGGCGGCCTGTACCCGGTCGAAGACATTCTGGACATCATGGCGTTGTCGAAGTCGAGCGTGAAGTCGATCTACCGCTTCGGTCAAGCCATCAACAGCGCCACCCAATACTGGTTTCACTGGACCACCGACGTGGATGTTGTGAAGGGTCCGATCGCCAACGACACGACCGAGCGCACCTACTGGACCGGCGACGGCGTGCCGAAATACACGACCGCCGCACTGGGCACCACTGGCTCGAATCTGCCGTCGGCGTCCCGTCCGCTTGGCGTGCCAGCACCGACGAACACACCGTCGCTGGCCGCAACCGGCACCCCTACTCCCGATGCGGGCAGTGAGGTGCGCGTGTACGTGTACACGTTCGTAACCGACAACGGTGAAGAATCCGCGCCGTCAGCGCCGGGCACGATCACCATCACTGCCGGGCAGGGCGTCAACATCACCGGTATGCAGACGACTGCGACCAACGGCGCCGTGCTGGCGACGAAGCGCATCTATCGCGCGCAGCGCGGGGCGTACCTGTTCGTGGCTGAAGTCCCTGCCGCGACCACCTCCTACGCTGACAGCGTAGCGAGCGCTAATCTTGGCGAGGCACTTCCATCCGGCGATTGGGATATGCCCCCGGCCGCCATGACGGCCCTGACTGGCGGTGCGAACGGCATGATGGCCGCCCTGAACGGCTACAGCTTCCTGCTATGCGAACCGTTCCGGCCTCACGCATGGCCGCAGAAGTACGCACAAGCCATGAATTACCCCGGCGTCGGCATCGGTCATTTCGGTTCGTCGTTCGTCATCCCGACGACTGGCTTCCCATACGTGTACACCGCCTCGCACCCGAGCAACCCGTCGATGGCACCGGCCGAGTTTTATCAGCCGTGCGTATCGAAGCGCAGCATCGTGTCCACCGGCGGCGACGTTATCTGGGCTTCCCCGGAAGGGCTGGTGTCGCTTGGGCAGAGCCCGGCCAGTGTGCTGACGAAGGACATCTTCACGCCCGAACAGTGGCAGGCACTAGTGCCGTCCACGATCACCGGCAACTGGAACGACGGATGGTACGTCGGTTCATACAACCCCGGGACCGGTATCAAGTCGTTTATGTTCCGCCCGGCCACGCAGGAATGGGTTGATCTGCCGTCCATCGCCGCCACGGCCATGTACCGCGACACCGTCACGGATTCGCTCTATCTGTGCGTTGGCGACCGTATCAAGCGGTTCCGCGCCGGAGCCGATCTGAACTACCGGTGGAAGTCGCAGGAAGCCGTGTCTCCGCTGACTTCGTGGACGGCAGCGCGCGTGACGGGTTCATACCCGGTGACGTTCAAGCTGCACCGCAACGGCGTGCTGGCGTTTACCAAGACCGTGGACAGTGATGAACCGTTCAAGCTGCCGGATACCCTCGGGCGGTCGTGGGCCATTGAACTGAGCGGCAACCAAGCCGTGCTGGGCGTCGCTATCGCCACCGCAGAACAGGAGCTGTAGCATGGCGACCGACTACGGCGTCGAACCACGCATGCCGCCCATCCCCGACCTACGCACTGCGTCGGTGGCGGATGTCGTTGCGGCGTTGAAGGAATGGACGGAGGTGCGGCAGGGCGCCCGCGGCGACCCGCTGGATCGGGCCGTCACCATGCGTGACCTGCTTAACGCAGGCATCGCCACGCCCGGTGCGATCAATGGGCTGGTACCGCCGGGCACGGCCCCGATCGTTCCGGAAATTCCGGGGAACATCGACCCACCTATCCCGCCTACTCCGACCAACTTGCAGGCGGCCGGCACGGTGGGCAGTATCATTCTGACGTGGGAGTTCGCACGCGGGTACTCACGGCTGGCGTATTTTGAAATCTGGCGTAGCGAAACTGACGCCATCGGCGACGCGGTACTGCTGGTGCAGACCGAAGCTACGGTGTACGGCGACGAAATCGCCAGCTCGAACACAGGCTACTACTATTGGGTACGCGCGGTGTCCGATGCCGGCCAGAGCCCGTTCAACGCGGTCTCCGGTACGTACGGGGTAACGCCGTTGAACGCCGACGAGGTGTTGGACGCCATCACCGACGAGATTAACGACACCGGCCTGCTGGATCAACTGACCGTTAAGATCAACAGTGACGGGCAGGTATCCGGGTACGGACTGGCGAGCACCCCGGCGGATGACCCGGGCGCCACTACGTTCGCTATTTTGGCGAGCCGGTTCCTCGTGGCAGCCCCGGCATCTGCGGGGTTGATTCCAACCCCAGCGTTCGTCGTACAGGCGACTCCTACTACAGTCGGCGGCGTGGCGGTGCCGGCCGGCGTGTACATGGATTCGGCCTACATCATGAACGGCACAATCGCCACTGCGAAGATCGGCAATCTGGCGGTGACGAATGCGAAGATTAATAGCCTGTCGGTAGCGAAGTTGACGGCAGGGTCGCTTAGTGTCAGCGCGTACATCGAGTCGTCTAACTTCCTGTCGGGCAGTACCGGTTGGTATATCGATGGTAACGGCAACGCCGAGTTCAACAATGTTACTGTCCGAGGAACCATTTACGCCAGCGCCGGTACGATCGGTGACTGCCTGATTAACTCCACGGGCATCCAATCACTTGACTATGACGGTACCAACGGCTGGCGGCTGGCACGCTCCGGTACTGTGTCCGCGTTCATCGGCGGTAACGCCGTATTTAAGGGACAGCTCCAAGCAGCAAGTGGTACTTTTACCGGCACTCTGTCTGCCGCAACCGGCACCTTCACGGGTAGCTTGTCGGCTGCTACGGGCACTTTTGCAGGGAGTCTGTCTGCCGCAACCGGTACGTTCTCCGGCACGTTGACCGCTTCGGCCATCAACGCGGTCAACACTATCAACGTGGCCGGCGCGGCTATTACCGGTATTTCGGCAGCGACGGGGTCTAACGGGTCGATCGTCGGCGGCGGGTCTGCTACCATTGCATCAACTGCCGTCACCATGCCGTCAGGTTCGTCCGGGGTTGTTATCTTCCAGACTGTTCAACTGGATGCTGCGTCCGACGGGTCCTACTTCCTCGATCTATACCGTAATGGCACGCTGATCGACTCGATCGGTACTTCCATTCGCGGCGGGTACGTTACTAACGTGACGGTTATCGGCATCGACAACAGCCCAGTGACGGGGTCGAATACTTATAGCGTAGTGCTGAGAAACGCGACTAGCGGTCCCGGCTCCTTCGTTGCCGTCAACTACAACGTACCGCGCGTAGCGGCTTCGGGAGCGAAACGATGATCCACTACCTACTACTGCGCGATGATGGCAGCATTGCCCAGCGCGGATACTGCCCAACTGAGGACGAAGTTCCGGTCGTACCGGGGCTTACGCCCCAACTGGTCGAGGAGGAGGACACTCGACAGCCGGCCATGAAGGAGGACACGTACATAGATTACCGGCGCATGGCGTACCCTCCAATCGGCGAGCAACTGGACGCGATTTGGAAGTTTCTGTCGGACAAACCACTGTCCCCGGAGGCCGCCGAAATGCTGGCGCGGGTGCAGGCAGTAAAACAACAGTACCCGAAAGAAGAATAAAGCAACAAAAATTAACGGGTTAGCGTTAAAATAGCGGAATGGATATCCAGATCGCTGACATTCTGTGCCGGGCTCTGGGGCCGCATGTAGGGGAGGAGATGACGCCCGAACGTGCAGCCCAGATCGTTGCGCAGGTAGCGATGAAGTGTTACCCCGGCCCGGTCGATACCGAGGCAGTGGAACCTCTGGAGTCCGGGAGCTACGTAATTCAGTGCGAGCGTCTGCAGTCGAACGTGGCTGGGCTGTCCGCACTGCACTACGAACACTGGATGGAAACCGAAGGGCACCACGCAGAGGCTGGGTTCAACCCCGACTACCAGCGTGGCGTGGACTTGGAGGCCCAAGGCCGCTACCTGCTTATCGTTGCGCGCGAACGCGCTACAGGTAGGCTGGTAGCGAACTATGGTCTATACCTCGCCCGTTCCATGCACAGCCAGCAGCTCATAGCCACCGAGGACACTCTGTTCGTGGCGCGTGCGCATCGCAGTGGCCCATTGGGTATCCGCCTCATTCGCTATGCGGAGGCTGCCCTTAGACTGCTGGGTTGTACCGAGCTTAACGTTTCCGTGAAGCTGGTCAACAAGGTCGGCCCCATGATCGAACGTATGGGGTACGAGCCGACAAGCACGCTGTACACAAAAATTCTGATGGAGTGAAACCATGTGCTCGCCTGATATCCCTGATACTTCCAACGCACAGATGGCGTCCATTGAGGCGTCCAAGGCCATGGCCGACAAACAGTTCGGCCTGCAGCAAGAAGCGCTGGACTATTTCAAAGGCCGACAGGACAAACTGGACGCCACCGCCGACGAGGTGACGAAGCGTCAGCTTGCGCTTGCGGAAGAAACTGCAGCGCAAGGACGCGACATTTACAAGTACCAGACCGAAGTATTCCGTCCGGTGGAACAATCGCTGGTGTCCCAAGCTATGCGCGAATCGACGCCTGAGTACTATGAAAAGTACGCCTCTGAAGCAGTCGCGCGCGTGGCTTCTGCAAACCAGAACGCCGCCGACCAGATGCAGCGCAACCTGACGGGGCTGGGGGTTAACCCGAACTCCGGCATGTATGCATCGGCGGCGCGTGGCCTGCAACGCGATAACGCCGCTGCCCTCGGCGCCGCAGCCAACGAAGCGACTGACCGCGCCGAAGCCCTGAGCTGGGCGCGCAAGGCGGACGTGGCTGGTATCGGTAAAGGTCTGGTCGGCGCCGGTAACGCATCGTACGGTCTCGCTTCCGGCGCCAACACCGGCGCTGTTGGTGCGGGGGCTACGGCGCAAAATGCCGGGGCAGGCGCCATCGGTTCGCCGACTTCGTACGGACAGCTGGGAACGACCGGCCTGAACAACGCCACGTCGGCGTACAACGACATCTACAAAACGCAGGCGAATATCAGCGGCCAGTCGTCTGGTCTGATTCCTGCTGCTGGCACTGCCCTCGGTATGTGGGCGTCGTCCGGCTTCGCCACTTAATGGGAGGGCCAGATGGCACGAAATAACGCAAACGACTTCGCGGCCGCCCTGCTGCAGGGGTACACGACCGGCCTGCAGATTCAGCAGCAGCGTGAGCGCCACGAACTGGAAATGGACCGTGCCCGCGACGAGCGCGACCTGCGTAAGGAGTTGCAGGCCATCGACAAGCCGACCAAGGCAATGGAAACCTACGTCGTTAATTCACCCGATGGCGATCTCGCTTTCACGGATGCGAAGACCGCGCAAGAAGCGGCACGTGCCATCGGCGACTCGGCCAGCATCACGACCCGCTTCAACGTGGGCGACCAGACGTTCAACAGCCGCGAGGCGGCGGACGTTGCACTGGAAGCTGCGAACGCGCCAGCTGTGAAACTGCGGCGCCGGGCTGAGGTGGCACTGAAGTACGGCCGGCCTGATCTGGCGGACGCATACACGAAGAACTACAACAACATGCTGGAAGCGAACCGCCGTGACCTGCAGGAGTCGTTCCTTCAAGCGCAGGCCACGGGCGATGTAAGTCAGGTGTTGGATGCGTACAACAAACGACTGCCGAACGGCGCCACCGCAGAACTGATTCCGACCAACGACGGCAGCCTATCGCTGCAGATCATGCGCGACGGCGAACCAGTGTCTCAGCGCAGCTTCAAGTCGTCTGACGAGTTCTGGACCGCAATGGGTCAGACCGTGGCGCAGACGCCGGACAACATGCTGGAAACGTGGCGCACCCGCGAGCAACTGGCACAAGGCGCCAAGGGGCTGGATATTCAGGACCGCACGTCGCGGGCCAACATCCGGCAGGGCGACGAGCGCATTGCACTGGAAGGCCGCAAGGTCAGCTCCGACATCAAGAATGACGCTATCCGCACGGGCATCGCGCAGGGCCAGCTGGGTCTTGCACGTCGTGAACTCGGCCTGAAGGAAGACATGGCGAACCGTCCGTCCGTTATCAGCGGCGTGAACCCGACCAACGGAAACGTAGTCGTGGGCGCTACTGAAACGTACCGCGACCCGACCACGAAACAGTGGGGGCTGCGCACGCTGCCGACCATTGAGCAACCGAATATGGCACCGACCCGCACGGCCGCTCCGGACACGCTGGGCGGACTGCTGAGAGGCGGCGTCGGCGGCCCACTGCCCGCCATCGACTGGTCGAAGCTGCCGGCCAAGAACCCCGGCCAAGGCGGCACCGTCGTCACCAACCCCACCGCGCCACCGATGGGGATTCGTACCCCAAGCACGATGCAGTCCGGTTACACGCCGGAGCAGTGGCAGCACCGTGAGGAAATGATCAATCAGATTCCGAGGTAACACATGAGCCTTGCCGACGCCCGCGCGCAGTTTGCGCACCTGCGTGACTACTCCGATCAGGAACTGCTGGACTTCGCCGCGGCGCAGTACCGGGCAGAACCGGGCTCGCCGCAATACCAGCGGCTGCAAAGCGAGCTGCTGGGGTACGATCGTAGTGCAGGCCGGGCCGTTACGGATGCCGGCGTTGGGCTGGCGCAGGGCGTAACGGGTCTGGGGCAAATGGTAGGCACCATCGGCGGTGCGCTGATCCCCGGCGTCAAGGCGTTCGACAATCCAGTCACGAACAAGTTCCGCGGGTGGACCGAAGACCTGAACCAGTACAAATCGACTGGTCTGCGGAACCGTGAGGCGGGTGCCGCCATCGAGATGGATATCGCCCAGCGTGCCGCCGAGGCGCGCGGAGAGGGTTTTGGCGAACAGCTGCTGTCGGGTGCGGCACAACAGGCGCGCATCTACGGCCGCAATCCGTCGCTCGCCGTACAGGATTTGGTGTCCAACGTGCCACAGCTTCTGGCCGGCGGGGCGGTTGGGCGGGGCGTGAGTTTCGGTCTGCGTGCTGCCGGTGCAGGCGCATCGACTGCGGCACGTGCCGGGGTGGCGGCAGGTATCGGTTCTGGTGGTGCGCTGCAAGGTGCGGATGCCGGTGGCGACGCATACCAGCGCCTGCGTGCTGCCGGTGTGTCCGATGACGAAGCAACTGATTTGGCGACTTCTGCCGCGCTCAAGTCCGGTGCGGCGTCGATTGCGCTGTCGGCACTGCCGGGTGCAGCGACTATCGAGCGCTCGCTGATTCCCGGTGCCGCAACGCCGCGACGCTTTGGCCTTGGACGCACCGGCACTGCGATTCGTACCGGCCTGACGGAAGCCGCAACTGAGGGCGTGGACGAAGGCTACGGCCAGTTCGCCGGCAATCAGGCAATGGCAGCCGTGGACCCGAACACCAATCTCGCGGCCGGCGTCGGCCAAGCCGCCGCACAAGGTATCGTAGCCTCTGGACCGCTGGGCTTCGTGGCCGGCCGCGAGTCAGCAGCGCCTGCGCCACGTACGGCGACCGGCGAGATCGACCTGACCGGCGCCAACGTGTATGACGAACCAGCGTACCAGCGTCGTGGGCTCGATCCACTGAACGAACGCTCGTCGCCTTGGCCCGGCCCTGCGCCCCGCACGATGGCTGATTTGAGCGGCACCGCCACGCCTTCGGTGCAAACCGAGCCAGCGCAGTACACCAGTCTGGTGGAACCAACGGCGTCCCTTCCTGCCGATCCATATGCCATGGACCCGCTGCGCGCGCAGCCTCCACGTCCTGCGCCCCGCCAACCGGTGGAAGGGCAGGGCGACGGTACCATCGTCGTCACGCCGGAAGGGACTGCGCTGCCCGCTCAGACCAGCGAACAGATGGCACGGGTCGAACAGTACCGTCGCCTGCCGCAGAACGATATCGGCGGCGGTCCGGGCGTGCCAAGCCGCGGCGCCGTGCTGGCCGCCCTGCAGGAAGCGAACACGGAGCTGGGCAAATCGGTTGTACGTAAGGACGGCCAGCTGGCCGCTACGCGCGGCACCGCACCACTGCGCGAGGTGCTGGAAGCAGACAACCCCGTGGAAGCCATGCGCGCCCTGTACGCAGACGGCAGCGCTACTCGTGACGAACTACTGGATACGTGGCACCGCAAGCTGACGGGCCAATCCATCGACGAGGCGAAGGCGGCACCGATGCTCAATTCGGCCGGGTTCGTCGCTGAGCCTCCAGAGCAAGTCGCCGCCCAGCTGGTGGCAGTGCGCGAGGGTCGGAAACCTGTTGTCGTGCTGGGCGTCGGCGAGGACGCGAACCAGAATGTGGAAGGTCTGGAACGGGGCGAAGCCACTGACCCAACGACCGGCCAAGTCGCCATCGTGTACGGCGCTGACCCGGCGGCCGTCCAGCGCGCCGTCGCTCGTACTGCTGAGGTGGGCTTGAAGCAGGCAATGGGCGAGGCACAGGGCGTAGTCGATCCTACTGCAACGACTACTGCCGGTGAGAACCCGGTCGCCGTGCAGCAGGTGGATGACGCTACCGGGCAGGTGCTGGCTGACCAGATCGTGCCGGAAGCCCGAGTTGGTGAGGTCGCGCCAATCGCCGGCACCACCGCGCGTGTTGTGCCGGCGGGACAGCCTGTCGCTGACCGCATTGCAGCCACCGCTCCGAAGGTCAAGGCGCCGAAGTACGGCCGCCGCTCCTCGCCTGAACTGGTGGACATCGCCGAGAATACCAAGGACGACGCCGAGTACACCGAAGCCCGCTATGAGCTGTACCGTCGGTGGGCAAATGATACCGACGAAGGCACGGCGCACGACTACCTGACCGACAGCAAGAACAAGTCGGCCCTCACCGACGCGGAGAAAGAATCCTTCGGCGCCCGGTATCAGGCCGAGCTGGAGAAGAAGGCTGCTGCACGTAGCCGCGCCATGGCGAAGAAGTTCGGCGTCGATCTAGGTGGTGAGGAAGCCGTTGCCGAGTCGGTCGGTGGCGCGAATCCGGACAACGGTACCGACCCGCTCACCGTGGAGCAGCTGGCCGGTGTGAGTACAGGCGCCGACGCTATCCGCTGGATGATGGATAACGCCACCGACCCATGGCACCGTGAGATTGCTGCTCGGCTGGCTCCGTATGTCGGTGATGATGTGGGCGTGCGCTTCGTGAAGGCGGGGGATAACGTGCCGTCGCTGGTGGCCCGCCACTTGAACGCCAATGCAAAGGCTGTGCTGCATCTGATCGGCGACCGCGCCAATGCGTACTACCGTGCCGACAGTCTGGACGAAACGACCCTGCTGCACGAACAGCTGCACGCCGCCACGATGCGCGCACTCAGCGGCGATAACAACCCTGAGCTGCGGTCCGAGATGCGCCGCCTGCTGGGCACCATTCGTGAGTCGTTCCGCAAGGCTGCCGTCACCAATACCAACGGCCAAGAGGCCGCGTGGTTCGATCGCGTCCTGACCGACGAGAACGAACTGGTGGCCTACGCCTTCAGCTCGCCGTCGATGCGCCGCTGGATGCAGAACATGAACGCGGATGGCGAGTTCATCACGAACGAGAAGTCGGCGGCCGAGCTGCGCCGTAAGGCCGAGCGTCGTGCACCGGGTGTGCCGCCGCTGACCATGTGGCAACGTTTCACCGACGCCCTGCGCCGCCTGTTCGGTATCCCACCACGCAACCAGCTGGCGTTTGAGCGCATGATGGCCGACCGCGAGGACGAAATTGCAGGGGTCGTTGAAGCAGGCAAGGACACGGAACTGTACAACCGCCTCGACGAGCTGCTGCAGCGCGCACTGGACGCGCAAGCTGGTAGCTCCCCAACGTCCGGCGTGGCCGTCGATGCACGTGCCAGCGAGGGCGAGCCGCCACGTCTGGTTAAGCCATTCACCGACGCAGCCAAGTCGGTAGCGTCCTACACCAAAGCGATGACTAGCGGCAAGGAAATCAACCCGGCCCTGCTGTCGATGATGACGTTGCGCCAGATCAACGAGCAGTACGGCAAGAACCTGCCAGCGCTGCGCGACTGGACCGACGCCATCATGGAGCGTAGCGCCAAGGCCAGCAAACTGGCAGCGGAGGCCGACCGTGTCGCGCTCCAGTGGGAACAGTCCGTGAAGAACGCCGACGACCGCAAGGCGCTGGCCGACGTGCTGCTGCGCGCGAGCCAGTCAGAGGTATCACTGGACAATTCTGATCCGGAGTATCTGGCGACCCTGTCGCCGGCCCAGCGCACCGAATGGACCGTGCTGAACGACAAGCTGCGCAGCCTGCCGCCCGAGGCGCAACAGGCACGCAAACAAGCGTTGGACGTGCTGTCCCGCCAATGGGAGTACACCCGCAACGCACTGGAATCCTTCATCAATCATACGGTGTCGGACCCCGGCCTGCGCGCCCAGCGTATCGCTGATCTGCGCCAAGAGTTCGGCCGCAACCGCGGCGATTACTTCCCGCTGTCCCGCTTCGGCGACCGCGTGGTGGTAGGCCATGGCGCCGCCCGTGACGGCCGCGACGTTATTTCGTTCCACGAGAGCGCTGCATCGGCCGATCAGGAAGCAAAGCGCCTGAAGGATGCCGGTGCTCGCAAGGTGACGGTGACGCTGAACACCGAGCGTGACCCGCGCCAGCGCGCCACTACCGGCTTCATTGGCAGCCTGCACGCCATGATCGACGGCTCCGACGCCGACGCGGGCGTGAAGGATTCCCTACACGAGGCGCTGCAGCAGCTGTACCTGAAATCCCTGCCGGAACTGTCGGGCGCCAAGCACCTGATTCGCCGCGAGAACATCGAAGGCTTCAGCCAAGACGCCCTGCGCGTGTTCGCCGATGCCGTTACCCGTGGGTCGCGCTACGCCGCCCAACTGGAAGCTGCGCCGAAAGTGCAGGCTGCACAGGAAGCCGCTGAGTCGCAGTCCCTGTCCACCGACAAGCGCAACGCTGCGGTCGTCATCGGTCGCAAGGAAGGTGCCGAGCCGGTTGTGCGCGTCGTGGCGCCCGGCACGGAACGCCTGCGCACGGTCGATGCACTGGAACAGCAAGGCTATACCACGGAGTTCTTCAACACCGTGCCGGAGTCGGCCAAGGAGCGCCTGACCGGCGCGCTGGACGGCGCCACGGACCAGCAGATCGACGACTACGCCAAGCAGGTGGGCGAGGTCGTAGGCCGCGCCGACGAAGGCGTGGAGGACATGCGCGCGGCCAAGGCACTGTACAACCACATGATCAAGCTGCAGCGCACCGAGAGCAACGCTGACCCGAGCCCGATAACCGAGGCGCTGGGCCAAGCGGGCTATACGTGGTATCTCGGTTTCTCGCCTGCCTTCTGGGCGATGAACACGCTGCAGAACCCGATGATCGGCATCCCGCAGCTGGGCAGCAAGTACGGCGTGGCGAAGGCCGCAGGCGAATGGATGAACGCCGCCAAGTGGTTCGGCGGTGTCCGCATGGGCAAGCTGCTGAACGACCGCAAAACACCGTTCTCAGTGGAGTGGCTGAAGGAGCAGGCGAAGGATGGAAACCTGAAGGGTATCAGCAAGGACGAACTCGACATGCTGCAGAAGCTGGAGGATCGTCAGGTGCTGGACTTCACGCAGGCCATGGACCTGTCCCGTATCGGGCAGGCATCCAGCGACAAGCGCTATAAGTTCATGCGTCTGGCCGCCGCCGGCGCGCACCATACCGAGGTGTTCAACCGCGTCACGTTCGCGCTGGCCGCGTACCGGCTGGCGAAGAAGTCGGACGGCAACGTCAGCCACGAGGACGCCGTGCGCCGCGCCGAAAACGATCTGGCCGCGACCCACTTCGATTACAGCTACGCGAACAAACCGGAACTGATGCGCGGCAAAACCAGCCGCCTGCTGTTCATGTTCCAGCAATACCGCCAGCACATGCTGTACTGGTGGGCGAAGAACATCAAGGACGCGGTGAAGAACGAGAACCCGGGCGACCGCAAGCGCGCGCTCAAGGCTGCGCTGCTGATGGGCACGACCAACCTGATCTTTGCCGGTGCCGCTGGGCTGCCGTTCGTCGGCGCCGTGGGCTTCTTGGCGAACCTGCTGGCGGACGACGAGGACGAACCGTTCGACTTCCAGCGCTGGATCACGGACGCCGCAACCGAAGCGACCGGTGATCCGAAGTCTGGTGAGGTATTGGCTAAGGGCATCTTTGCCGGGCTGGGCGCCAACGTCAGCCAGCGTATCGGACAGGCGGACATCCTGCCATTCCTGAACGAAGGCGCGGCCAAATACGAGCGCAACGCCGACGACAAGATGCGCGCCTACCTGTTCGATCTGGCGGGGCCGCTGGGTTCCATCGCCCTGAACATGGCCCGCGCGAGCGAGGCGTTCGGCCGTGGCGACACCATGACGGGGCTCGCCGCGTCCACGCCGAAGGCTGCGTCGGACATCATCAAGGCGTTCCAGCTGGATCAGGAGGGCATGAAGGACAAGCGCGGCCAGACGCTGGCGACGGCGGATTCGTTCGACTCGGACGACAAGATGCTGACCGCGCTGGGCGTGACGCCTACCAAGGTGGCGAACCTGAAGGCGGATCGCGGTCGCATCATCGAAGCTGACAACGCCCTGCGCGAACGCACTCGAAAGATCACGAGCCAGTTCGTACAGGCGTGGCTGCGTGGGGATCAGGACGGCATGCGCGATTCGCTGGAGGATGTGCAGAAGTTCAACGCCACACTGGCGAAGAACAAGATTGCGACCCGCGACACCATGATTACGGGCCGTACGCTGGAAGCTGCGGTGAAGGATTACCAGCAACGCGCTCTGTTGCTGGCCGTGTCCGGAGGTTCGGCGGAAACTAAGCGCCAGCTGATCATGGCGCTGCAACTGCAGGGGCTGAATAACCCGGTGACGGTGGAAGGCATCCAGCAGAACGCCGCCAACCTGCCGGGCCTGCCCGGACTACCCGGCAGCCAGCCGCGGTAATACAGCCGGCGCCCGTGCGTATGCCGGGTAGCCGGTCTTGATCTTCAGCTTCTTGATGCGAGGGTGGTCACTGTACGTCGCCACGATGGCCGACACGATCAGCTGCTGGCAGGTGGAACCGAGTTCGACAGCCAGCAGCTTGATGGTCTTGTGCAACTCCACGTCACCGTACCACGTATAGTTGGCGTGCGGCTCCTTGGTGGTGCGCGTCGGCGCCGTCAGGGGCGGCAGGTCGGCTGCGCCGCGCACGCCATAGTGGCGAGTCAGGGCGATAGTCAGCAGCGACTGAATGGACGTATCTTCGTCGGCCTCAGCTGCAATGGCTTCCAGTGCCGCGTGCAGTTTCTCCGGCAGGTAGACGGTCACAGGCGTAAGACCGTTACGGTCCACGAATTGCGCCATGCTACGGCTCCCGGCCGTACGGCGCACACGATTCTTCATAGGGATGGCGGCTTGCATGATATTCCTAACACGTAGTCTCTTGTAGCCATACTATCTTATTATTGTAAAGAACGCAAGACCGTTAACTTCAAGAGGGAACGGGGCGACAGAACGCCGCCCCGGCGGGGGTTACACGCCGATGGCGTGCGATTGGGGTTCTTCGGCAGGCTGCAGGCTGGTGACGTGGTGCCACGCAGCAGCGATCACACGGGCTTGGTGGGCCGAGTCGTCGCCAGCGTGATGCGGCGTCCCTTGGAAGGGGATGGACTGCCTGTCGAAGTCCATGCGCGTTGCCACATCCACCAGCGTGCGCATGTCACGTACTTTCCAGAACTTCCACGGCGCAGTAGCGTTATGCGCCGAACGGTACGCATGGTCCAGAATCGACACGTCGAATGTAGCACCGTTACCCCAGACGCTCAGGTCGGTACTCAAACCGACGAACGCGGTAAGGCCACGCAGGGCATCCGTCAGGTTCAGCTTGGTGTTGCCTTCAGCAAACAGTTCGCGGGCCTGATCCGATTGGCGCATCCACCACGACAGGGTGTCACCGTTGACCGAGCCGTGCAGCAGCGCGTCGTTCACCTTGACCTCGACGTAGTACGTGTCGAAAATCTCACCGGTGTCGATGTTGAACTTGGTCGCGCCGATGGACAGGATGACCGCGTCGTTGTCCGTGCTGAGCGTTTCGAGATCGATCGACACGTCGGATGGGGCGGTGGCCGGGCTTTCGGCGTCAACAGGCTGGATGGTATCGTCGCTCATACCGACGCCTCCTTGCTCAGAACGCCTTCCAGCATCAGGGCGTTGTAGAGAGCATAGCCTTCCAGCTCCCACAGCTTCGCTTCCGCTGCGGCCTTGGCGTTCTTCAGGGCGATATCTTCGCCGACTTCAGCGTTGAAGTTACCCGGATACACGCAGGCCGAATGGCCGGTGGCGAGGTAGAATTTGTCGTCGAGATACGCGTGGTAGAACGTGCTGGTCGTGCCTGCCTCAGTGGCAAGGCGGTAGTGCACATTCGCCATCAGCGCGGCGATGCGCTCCGGCGTGACTTTGGTTGCGGTTTGCATGATGTCCTTATTCTGTGGTAGCGCGCGACGCCCACATCGCGGCCGGGTTGGTGGATTCACGCACGTTACTCGTGGGCGGCGTGGTGTGTGGTTGGCTGGCGCGGGCGCGCTCCTGCGCGATCCGCATCGCCAGCGACGGCTTGTATTCCTTCATTGGTGGGGATGGCAGGTGCTGCACGCAGGCCGCTACCATCTCCACTGGCGGTTCAACTTTCTTTACCCTGCCATGCGGCCCGCGGGTGCCGGGCTTGCGTGTGTCGTTGGCGAGAGCTTGGGCCACTACTTCGGTAAAGACAGGGACTTTCATTTCACGCTCCTTACAGGGCTCGCCTCGGTGGTGACGCCCCCGATACCGGCGGCATACTCCTGCAGCGATGGGTGGTTCAGGTTGAACTCCAGTGCTTTGGTCGTGGCCGATGCGTTCTTCGTACCACGGCCGAGGTTGCAACGAACGTACGTCTTCTGCTTCAGCAGGAACTGGCCGGATGCCTGATCGACACGAGTGCTGGCCTGCAGGATGAACGACGCCACGTCGAAGCCCGCTTCGTTGCAGTAGCGGGTGAAGGCTGGCAGCGAGATGAACAGACTTCCCTTCGGCACCTCGACGCGACCAACCAGCTCGACGCCACGGACGCCGTCTTCCGGCCAGACGGCCGGCATGCTGACGTTCGGGCTCAACTGCTTGATGTACGACACCACGACACGGTTCGCGTTCTGTTCCAAGAACTGCGCCAGCACGTCCTCACTGGTGGCGAGGCTGGTCATGGCGTCAGTACGCTGGGCGCGGATCATGTCCATCGTCCACTTGATGAGGCGCTGCAGGTCGTATTTCAGCAGGCCCATGCGCACGGCGCATGAGGCTGCCGTCAGCGTGGCGGCGCATGAGGCTACCCAGAAGCGGTACGCCGAGTCGCCCTCCACCGCCGAGTCCAGCACCTTGGTCAACTTGTCCATGGTGTCCTGCACGGACGCGCGGTTGCCCATTACGTACTTCACAATCATGGGGCCGGCCCAGCCGAAGTTCTCCACGAAGCCGTAACGCAACAGCATGCGCTCCGTGAAGCCCATCGACACGGCGTACTGCAGGTCACAGTTCACTTCCAGAATGCGGGCGAACAGACCCTGTGCGTCACCACGGCGCCCCATCAGCTTGGAGCGCAGCGAGTTATTGGAGGTCGAGATGGCGGGCAGCGCCCAGCCGGGCATGATGGCGCGTGCGGTGCGGTCGGAGTTCAGCGATTCCTTCTCGCGGCCTTGGGTCAGGAAGTACACCAAGTCTTCCAGCTCGAACGCTGGCTTGTCCGTCACCTCGTCCATCAGGATCGGCAGATTCTTGTGGCGGCTGGCCTTGCTGAACAGGGCGTTGTTCGTGTCCTTCGACTGCGACTTCAGCCCATCCGGATCGCCCCACCACGACAGCGCGGCGTACCCGGCGGTGGTCTTGCCTCGCCCGGCCTTCTGGGAATACAGCGACAGCACGACGCCGGACAGTCGGGTCATGGGCAGCAGCACGCCAGCGGCGCCGTACAGCAACGCGAACTGGTAGGCTTCGGCGCCGGGCTTGTTGTACACGTCGGCAGCTTCCATCCACTTTGCCAGCGTTCCCTTCGGTTCGTAGAAGCGCACGCTTGACTTGGTGCCGGTAGGTACTGGCAGGTCGAACTGCGGCGCGCCATCCTGCGTGTAGCCGGTGGAGCCGACAACGAATGTTTTGTCGTCGTGCCATCCCATCTGGTCGGCGACAACGGCATCACGGCGCGACGCCTGCACGGCGCCGACCATTTTCTGGAGCATGTCCAGCAAGTGTGCGACGTTCTTGGTCATAAAAAAAATCCCCTTACCGGTGAGTTCGCGGCCGAGGTCGCGCTTGTCTGACAGCGCCTTGCCGGGGATGGTCACGCGCTTCGGTGGCTGGCCGGTGGGCTGGGCGTACAGCTGGATATCCGTGGCGTAGTTGGCGCGCTCATTGGTGACGAGGCGTTCCGGGCACAGGAATCCTGCGTACACTTGCTCCTCGCGCCACATACCGGTTGATTCATCCTGCACTCGGCGGTAGATGTTGTGGCCGTCGTACTTGTAGCCTTCCGGCATGGTGGGCGCTGGTGCTTCACGCTCAACCAGAATTGACTCGCCTGTTTCGTCTACGGCGCGTTCCACTACCTGCACCTTGGGCGCGACCGCTTCCACGTCACGGTACCCCAGCTGGATCGGGCTGGTGATGCTGAACTGGCAGCCATCGCACGCCATCGGGTTCACCTGCCGCATCTTGGCGCAGGTCGTAGGGCCAATGCCCTTGGCATCCAGTTGGTCCAGCTTCGCTTCCGTTTCCTCGAACGTGTATGCCGGGTGGCGGTTCGAGAAGATGTGCGCGGCCTGCCGACCTTCGACGGAGTGGCGTACGACCTGAATGACCGCAAACCACTGCGGTTCTGCGGTCTTCTCCTGATTGGCAAAGGCCCACTTCAAGTGGTTACAGCGGGTCGCCATCTCGCGGACGTGCGGCGGCCGGCGTTCCAGCCCACCGGACAGTTCGTCGTTCAGTTGCAACTCCGCTGGTACGTTCACGCGGGTCGGCAGCGTTGGCGCAGGCTTGGCGGCGTTCAGTTTCTTCGCCAATGCACCAGCATCGTACGTCAGGTCTTGGTACGACACGATGCGCACTTCACGCGGTGCCGGATATTCTGGCTTGCGGTTGTGCGTGCCCGGAAGGCGCAGCACACGGGCGGCGTCCGCAGAGATTGGGTCGGCCTGCACGCCGAGGGACTGCCACAAAGCTTGGAACGCTTCGGCCAGTGGCTTCCAGTCCGCCGTCTTCATGGGCGCGCGCAGCACCCAATAGTCATGGCGCCCACCGCCGGATTCCACGGTGATGGACGGTTCGCCGATCACAGGGAACAGGCGGGATACTTGCTCAGCCGCTTCTTCTGCGGTCTCGAAATGTTTGTAGTCGGTATCGAGCCAGAGGCATTGCAGCTCGACGGTATTCGTGGCGGTGCGCCCAGCTTCTGGGTCGTTATATGTTGCGAGGGCAATGTAGTTCGTCACGCCAGCGGCATCGAGCCGCATCGTTTCTGCCACCACATCCCGGTTCGTTGCACAGAACGTGTGCTTGAAACCCTTGGTCCATCCCGGTGGCTTAGACGCAACAATACGCAGCCCGCTGGCTGGCAACACCGCTTCGAGATATCGAATGGCGTCCTGCATACGCGGGCCTATTTCTTAGTGCGGTGCTGGTTGAGGATAGAGCGCAGTTTTTTGGCGCGCTGCGCCGGGGTGAGCTGCATCACAGTAGGGTTAGGGAGAGCCTTGGCGGCCACGGCGTTGGTAACGCTCGCGGTCAGCTTGGCGACACGGTCTTGCAGGAACACGTTGACGCCGACGCCGTCTGCGCCAGTCGAACGGTTCTTGCCTTGGAGCCAGCGATAGCCAGTGATGCGGGACACGCCAGCCAGCGCGGCGATGTCGGAGGCAGTGATACCGGCGGCGCGGTAGATATCGGATGGGAATTGCATAGCGGTACTCCGTTAAACTACCCCCTCCGTAGAGGGGATAGCGTGGTTCAGATCAGAAGCCCAGACTGGCCAGTGCGTTGTCGATATCCTCAGCCATCGTGCCGCCAGCGACAGGCGGTGCTGCAGTGGGAGTGTTGGCTGGCGGGTTAGAGGCCGCCTTTGCGGCAGCTGCCGCCTTGGCTTCTGCCAGCGCGGCTTCTGCCTTGGCGACTGGATCGTCCGCAGGGGCTTCCGTCGGTGCAGGAGTAGTGGCCGCACGGGTACGCTTCGGCTTCGGAGGTTCAGCCGCCGGGGCATCCGCCTTGGCCTCTGGTTCCTGTACGGAGGCAGCGCCTGCTTCGGCGGCTTGGGATGCAGCGTTGGCCGGGATGTTAAACTTGCTATCGGCTGGTGCCGCCAGTGCCGGGGCGCTGCGGAAGGACAGGCCCAGCACGTCCTCGATGGATGGGTCGGCCATCTTCGCAGCCACCTGCGCCATTTCATCTGGCGACAACACGCGCTCGAAAGCGAACAGGATTTTCGGGTACGAAGCGTCCGGGTCGAAGGACAGTTTGGTGACGACCGCAGCGTACGGAATGCCGCGCTGCTTCAGTGCCTTGCCGTAGGCAGCCAGATCGCCCAGCGACGCGCCGGGTACGCGCAGCAGAATGGGCGAGTATTCCAGATCGTCGGCCGGCAGGATCGCCATGCGGCGCACGTCGGCGCACGCCTTGATCTTCGCACCGGATGGGCTGATCTTCGAGCCCCACTGGTTGTTCGGGCAGGCCGCGCAGTTGTCGCACTGTGGGTGCGGTGAGTCGGCGGCGGGGCGGATGCCGTCATTGGACGAGCAGTCAGGCGGGGTGTCGGAGCCCTCGACGTACTGGCCGGCGTAGAACGTCTTCGCCAGATTCTGGTTGGCACGCAGCAGCACCACTTTCACGGATGGTGCCAGATCGTTGGTGCCGTTGATGTAGATCGGGGTCTCCTCGCCGCCTGCCGAGATGCGCCACTTTGCGCCACGGATGGACATGACGGGGAAACCGGCACTGACGCCAGAGGACAGGTCGTCGGCGCCGAGGTCAGAAAACTGCTCCGCGAATTCCGCAGGCAGGTTGAACTGAGGGATCACTTGTACTTGGTTAGACATGGCTTACCTTTCTTCAGTTAACAGTGTTAAGTCACTTCGACTTAACGTTCACTTTTACTTCGACGCGACGGTTCAGGCCCGGCGGCAGTTCGCCAGTTGCTTCCAGTTGGGCTTCCACCGCGGACTTGCTGGCGCGCGATTCGATCAGCGCGAAGGCACCGTTGTTCTTCATGGCTTCCACGATCTTGTGCTTCGTTTCTTCGTTCAGTGGCAGGTCGCCCAGCGAATTGAGCAGCACGTAACTCACGAAGGCTTCGTTGTCGGCCACGGATACCGACACGGCAATGGTCTTGTAGGGCGTGCCGTTGGCGTTCTTCAGGTTCTCGACGCCCATCTCATTCATCTTGGCGAGGAAATGGTTCTCGATCATGTCCATCGCCTTGTTGATCGGGGCCATCTTGGCAGACAGCTGCTTCTTCAGGTCGTCGGCACCGCCGCGCAGTTTCAGGTACAGGCCGGTCAGCTTGTCCATGCCCTCGCCCGCCTCGATCGCCTGTCGCACGATGGTGACGACGGGCGATTCCGGGGCGACAGCGTCCTGTTGCGGGGCATCTTCGGCTTCGGGAATGGGGGCAAGTTCGAGGGTTGTCATAGCTATTCCTTTAGGGGTGAGGTTTCATAGTAACAGGTTAACGGAACACCGTCAATCGTCGTTGTTGAACATTTCCAAGAATACACCTTGCATACTCTGGCGCTGTTCGAGGCGCTTGTAAATCCGCCGCTCGGCATCGCAGCCTTCCAGTTTGATGATATACGTCATCCGTTCTTGGCCGGGGCGAATGACCCGGTGGTTGGCTTGGTCGAACGTTTCGTGGCTGGTGGTGGGCGCCCACCACACCACGGTGTTGGCTTCCGTCAGCGTCAGGCCGTGCGACATGGCCCGTGCATTGGCGACCAGCACGCCGCTCTCCTCGAATGGCAGGTTGCAGAACCGCCAGAATGCGGCGTCGCGGTCAGCCTTGGATGTGCCACCATACACCATCTCGGTGGCGTAGCCCTTGGCTGCGATGGCCTCGCGCAGGTTGTGCAGTGCACCAGTGAACGGCACGAACACGATCACCTTGCCGGCCGACTGTTCGATGATGTCGATCAACTCCGCCAGTCGGGCCGGGTTGTCGATGGTGATGGTGTCCTTGTCCGTGTTGTACACGGCGCCCGACGCCACCTGTACCAGCTTCATCATCTTGTCGGCTTCGTTCACCGCACGTACCGTGCCCTCCTCCGAATCGTTCTTCAGGCGCAGGCGCAGGTCTTCGTACATCCGCTTCTGCTGCGGCGACATTTCCACATGGCGCATGCTGTACAGCGTATCCGGCAGATCAACGCAGTCCTTGCGCTGGAACCGGACGGACGGCTGCATCACACGGTACACCGTGTCGAGTGCGTCCTTGCGCGCGACCCACTTAAACGCGGTGATCTTGGACATCACCATGTCCCGGAAGCGCCCGAAGTACTTCGGCACCTTGGTTTCATCGACCAGTCGAATCTGCGCCCACGCATCGGTCGGCTCGTTCGGGATCGGCGTACCGGTCATTACCCACACGCCGCGGTTCGCCGGCGCCGTGATCTTCTGCATGGACTTGTAGCGGTCCGTGCTGCTGTTGCGGAAGATGGACACCTCGTCGATCAGGATCATGTCGATGTCGTCCCGTCCGCGTAGTTCCTTCTCGATGATGTTGACGCCATCGTGGTTGATGATGTACACATCGAAGTCGGTCTTCAGCAGCTTGAGCCGCCGGTCACGCTCGCCATGCAGCACAGTGAACGTGAGGTGTGGGAAGTTGGTGAAGATGGTATCGGCCCACACCCGTTCCAGTGTGGACAGCGGTGCCACTACCAGCATGCGCTTTCGCCGGCCGACCCGGCGCAGGTAATCGAACGCCCACAGGGAGGACATCGTCTTACCGGTGCCCATGTCGTTCAACACGAACGCGCGCGGGTTGAGCGTCAGGAATTCGGCGGTGGTGCGCTGTGCTGTGAACGGTTTGAACCGGCCGGGCCAGTCGTAGTGGTGCAGGATAGGAGATGGCGCCTGCACGCCGACGTTGCGCAGCAGCCGTACCACATCAATGTCATGTGGTACGGCGTAGAGTGTATGCCCACGGAACTGGAACGGCTTCGCCATGGGCAGCAGGTTGCACAGCATACCCGGATTGACCGGGTTGAGCACGATGGCCTTCTGTGCAGTGGACACGATCATTGACATATGCTATTCCTTCGGCCAGATGCGGATGCTAACTCGCCGCCATGGCGCCCACCATGGCCATGGGCGGCCGCGTAGATGCACGATCCGTACGACGATTCGGCCCCACTGGTACTCCCATGCAGAGGCACCTTTCATGGTGTCGCCCCTTCCCGTCCTGTAACGCCCGGCTTCTTCGCCCAGCCTTCTGCCGCGCGCATCTCCAGCTCCATCGACGCCAGCAAGTTCCAGATCATCTGGGCCTTGTGCATGCAACCGGTGTCCGGATCAATGGTTTCGCCGCGCCCCAGCGCCAGCATATGCCGAGCGAACGCTTCCATGTAGCGGGCCTCGCCATCCGGTACCGACATCCATCCGTTCGGGGTGTACTTACGCGCGCCTTTACTGGTTACATCGGCTACGGCTGCCAGCGCACGGGAGAATCCGCTGAAGCACAGCCACGGCATTACTTTGCCGTTATCCAGTTTGGCACCGGGTGCGTGTTGGTCGATGCCGTGCGGGTCCGACTCCTGCCGGAAGGCGTCCGGGTGTTGCGCTGCTGATGTATCAGCGAGGAATAGACCGGGTTCAAACGGCACTTTGTCTGCGAGGGTCATGGGTCTCTCCGGGTAACAGTTGATACGGTCCGCACTGAGCGGGATGGATGATGGCGGCGCCGGTGGCGGAATCGGTTCGTCCTGCCGACCGCCATATGCTCGGTACCAGCGGTCGGCAACCAGCACCAGACCTATGCGGGTAGCAAGGTTCATGGCGTCGGGGCGCCGATCTTATCGGCGATAACGGCGATGATGTCCGCACTGCGCACGCCGGTGAACGAGTAGCCGCCCGCCTTGGTGATCGCCGTCTGGAACGCTTCCTGTGGTTGCGTAGCGTCTTCCGGGTTGTCGGGCGCTTTGGTTTCGATGCTGACAAAATTACCCAGCCAGCAGATCACGAAGTCGTGCACGCCCTGCACCGAGTACGGGCCTTGGCCGGGCATCCAGTACACCCCGTTGACCGGGGCGTCGCTGTCCGCCGCCTTCATAAACGGAACCACACCGTAGCGGGCCAGCTCTTTCTGGATGGCCGCTTTAACTTTGCCTTCAGGCGTCTGCTTACCCATGGTCCACCTCCCAATACCAATCGAGACCGACGACGGACAACACCTGTTCTGGCGGCGTGTTTTCCATGAGGCGACCCAGCATTTTCCCCAGTAGCTCGACCTGTTCCTCAAGCCGTTTGATTTGATCGTCACTCCGGCATTCGTCTAGTGCCATCTGCACTATCAAGTCCGGTGTTTGGCCCGTTATGTGGTGAGTCGGCGCATATTTCCTAACTATATTAAACGTGCCCATCATCGCCTCCGTTCGTTATGCTCGCAGTTCAGGACGTTGCAGTGTTTCTTACACAGCCCCGATGGATTGGGCGGGAACCGCTTCTCGGCGATTGCCAGTTCCATACGCTGTACGCGCGGGAGGAACTTCTGCCAGATGGCCGGCACGTCGTCACGGGTGAACTGGCCGACGGTGGTGCGCTTCTCCTTCAGCCATGCGTACACGATGCCGATGCGCTGCAGGTGCGGGTAGGAGCCGAACATGACGGCGGACTGCAGTTCCAGCTGGTCCTTGCCTTCGCGGTACTTGCCAGTCTTCCAGTCCAGTGCAAACGCCGCGTCGCCGTGGGTCTTCACCACGTCACCAACCGCCCGCACCCACGCATCCTTGGCGAAGAACTCGACCGGCTGGAACTGCGCGTTCAGCGCCAGCTTATATTCGGCACGGGTAACGCCTTTCGTGGTCTCGAACTTCTGGATGATCGGCTCGACGTAGGTGAGGAAGTCCGGCATCTTCTTCTGCATGTCGATGCGGTCTTCGATGTGCTTGTGCACGACCTTACCCCACTCCTGTGCTTCGCCCGGCGGGTCGGGCCACGCCCTCAAGATTCTCATCTCGTAGTGCTGGCGCGGGCATGTCTCAAAACCCGTCAGCGCTGAGTATGACCATGCGAATGGCTTAGCCATGGATCACCACGCCCTGTGCGGATTGCTGTGCCAGCACGTCGGACAGCAGCGTCACCACGGTGCCGTCACCATCTTTCGCTGCCTTCGCCGCTTCCAGCATCTGGGCGCGGCACTCATTCCAGCCGCGGGTCACGAGTCTTTCCTTCTCGTAGTCCTCGGGTTTGAGACATGGGTGCTGCGACAAGAAATCGTCCAGCGACATCAGCGCTCGAAATGGCGGCACGTGCAACTCGCGCGGTTCGACCCGGCAACGGAACTCGCTTTTCTCCATGGACATCACCACTTCCACGTCGGCCGGGTCAACGTCCGGATGGCGGATCAGGTACGCCGCGATGATGGTTTCCGAATTGGCATGGAACACGTCCATTGCCTTCTTTGCGATGTCGGACACGATGACGTGGCCGGTGGGTTCGGATTTGTTTCCCATGATTTCCTCTTAACAGTGTTAACTCAAGACCGTTACTTGGCTTCGCCGTAACGATCACCGATGTCGCCTTCACTCCACGTGACCAGCGACGGGAACCACGACGACGGGGTGCGGAACACCTCGTTCGCCACAGCCAGCTGGTGCTCGGCCTCATCCTCCGGCACGATCCACACCAGCTCGTCGTACACCTCCTGCACCATGCGGTGCCCGGTACGACGATACACTTCCAGTGCGTAGTCGTACACCAGATCACGGGCGCCGGCCTGCACGATGTTCTCGTCTACCTTGGGGCCGTGGATGAACGTCTGGTGGCGGCCGGTGCCGTACATCCACGTTTCCTCATCGACTGCCTTGCCATCACGCTTGCGCATGACCATCTGTTTGCGCAGGTCTGGGTAGCGGATGATGCGCCCGGACGGCAGGCGGATACCCTCGCGGCAGGTCCAGAAGATTTCATGCGGGTCGATGGGGCGCTCGATACCCTCGACGATCCACGACAGCGCGCGCTCGCAGCGCTTCCAGCCGCCGTTCTTGCGGTCCGCAATCTCCGGCGTCATGGTGCGCCAGTTGTTCACCTGCGCCTCCGACTCGTCCAGCGTCAGGATCAGGCCGCCCTGCGTGCGGGCCATGCCCACATAGCGCACCTTACCGCAGCCGAAACCACACGCCAGCTGCTGCACCTTGCCGACTTGCCGTTGCTGTGGGTCCACTTCCGACACGTCGATGCCGTAGAACTGCGCCGCCGTCGGTTTGTAAATGTCGGCATCCGGCTTGGAGCGCCACAGCTCGGTCGAGTAAGCCACGTTCCACAGGAAGTGGTTGAACCGCATCTCGATACCGGATGCATCGACCACTACTACCTTGTACCCCGGCGGCGCCATCAGACACATGCGCAGGGCATCGGCCGGCTTCGGTTTCTTAGTATTGATGCGCGGCAGGTTGAGCGGATTGTAGAACCAGCCGGAGCCCCGGCCGGTGGTGTCGGCACCGCAGTAATCCACGGTGACAGGCCAGCGGCCGCCCGTGTGCTGGGCCGCTTCGAGGAACTTTTCCATGCGGGTTTCCGCAATGGTGGACTTCACCGACAGCCGTGCGGTGGCAGCCATGGCGACGATTTCGTCCTCGTGTTCCTGCAGCGCCATGAACTCCTCGTCGCTCTTGGCGAGCGCCGGGATCAGCAGGTCCGGGTTCGAGGGCGATTCCTTCATCGGCACCGGCACGCCCCGGTCTTCCAGAAGTTTGCTGAACATGGGGGCGGATGCCAGCGTGGCGCGCACGCGCTCGATCAAGTAGTCCTCGTTGGCCGACGCCAGTTCGCCGACAGGCAGCACTTGGTCCTTGAACACTTCGGCCAGTTGGATCAGCGTGCGGCGTTTGTTGGCCCGCTCCTCGACTAGCGCGGCCTGCAACATGGGCTGGTCGATGACGAACTTCGGTTCCACCAGCGCGCGAATCTTGGCGTCGATGTGCCACAGTTCCGCGCCGCTGAAGTACGGCCGCAGCGCCTTGAACACGCCGTAGCACTGGTCCGAGTCGTCGCAGTTGTACTTCGCCATGTCGCGCAGTTCCTGCACCGTGAAGTCCTTGAGGTGTTTGCCACGGGTGTTGATCAGGGCGGCGTTGTTCTTCTCGCCCAGCCCGAAGTGTTTTACCAGCGAAGCCAGCGACAGGCTCATGGTCTTGGCGAAGATGGGACGGGCCATCGCCAAGGTGCAACCCCACAGGCGGGGGCTGATGCCAAGTCGCCACGACAGGATAAAGGCGTCGAAGCCGGACATGTTGTGCGCGATGGCGTACGCATCGTTCCACTTTACGGTGTCCATCAGTAGTTCGCGGATCAGCTTCTCGCCGAACACGCACTGCGTCGGCTGGTCGTTGATCTTGAGCGACACGGAGATCAGTTCGGTCTCCGGGTGCATGACGTAGTCGAAGGGATTCATCTTCGACAACGAATGGGTCTGGGACCAGAAGGTCTCAAAGTCGGTGGTTACGAGGTCCATGGTCAGGCTGCAATACGTTTGATCGGCAGGCGGTCGAGCCGCGTCACCATGTGGTCAGGCATAACAATCTGTTCAGCCTTCAGGTGGATGACGAGATACGACAGGCAGCTTTCTGCGCACGCCCGCACGTCTGGGTCGGGGTCGCGCAATCCGAGCTGGATGCGCTCGTAGAGGCGGACGGTGTTAATAAGCACGGTTGATCCTTCGCAGTAGGTGATAACATCTTAACATACTGCCGTTAGTTTGTCACGCGGGCGATCACCTTCTTACGTCGGTCGGAAGGTGGAGGTGTACTTGGCCGGCGCGGTATTCCCGGTTACACCGAGGGCAACGGGCTATCAGGGTGGCATGCTCGCGGCCAATCCCGTCGATAGGTCCACGACGAACGCGCATGTACTCGCCGCCGGAGTAGTCGTGCTCGCGGCTCTTGTGGCCGAATAGTGTGCACAGGATACTCATGTTTGACTCCGCGCGGCTAGTGGGTTGTACGGAACCAGCACCGTCTTCGAGTGGACGTACAGTGGATGGCGTGGCTGCTTTGTCTTCTCGGTCATGCCAAGGCACATGGGGTGTTTGTACAGCTGGCGTAGTATGTGGCCCACTTGAATAACCCGGCCCGGTGCAGCGTTGGCGCCCCATGCACACACCACCGCGCCGCACGCTTCGGCCAGCATCTGGATGTGGCGGTCGTTTTCCGGGCCAACCGGATCGTCCTGCTTCCAAAGGTCTTTCGGATTGGTCGTGCGGAAAGCGTACAGGTTCGCCACAACCAGCCCATTGGCGCCCCACTTCTTGGCGAAGAAGCGGCAGCGGCGGATGGTTGGGTCATCCTTGGTGGCGTCCGCCGTGCTGGGATTCAGCATGATGAATAGGACCGGCTTATCGTCCTTGCTGCGATCGATGTCGCGGCCGAGTGCGTAGCGATAGCGGCCGTCTTGGCTGATGATGGCGGTCATGGGGCCTCCTTCGGGATGGGTTCAAACCAGTCGGCGTCGATCGGGCCGCCACTAGAACGTGGAACGGGCGGGTCAACGTCGAACATGATGCGGCTCTGGCTGACTACTCCCGTGTGACGGCGGGTAATCCGGTGCGTGGTGACGCGGCCGGAGAAGTCGGTCGTGACCAGATCGCCGGGCACGGCGGCGCGGCCGGCTCGGTTCGATATTTTCTTCATTTATTCTCCAGTGAGAAAAGGTGGCGGAGCCACAGCTGCGCCCCTGCTTTGGTGAGATGGGCGCCGTATGGCTGTAGCGCGACCCAGCCCGGCCAGTGCCCATCGAACCCCGACCGGCGCAGGTTGTCCTTCATGGCACCGATGGTGGTGGGCCGGTCGCACGAGTACTGCAAGAGGAAGCTACGGACCGCTTGGTTCTCGCCTTCCCCGTCCACAAGGTCACGGCTCATGGGACATCTCCACCGGCCAGCTATGGGCGTTGGTAATGCCCCAGCGATTGACGATTGCGTGGGCGAATAGGAATTCGCGGATCAGCCGGCCGAGCGCATCGGTCATCTCGGTATTCATGATGATCGGGTCATCGTCAGATACGATGGAACTCGACGTGATCTCGTTGGCGTGGTCGATAGCACCCCTACCGAACGTTCTGTCGGACACATAAGTGAGGGGGTGTTTGGTGCGGGCAGTGAAATACTGCTCGTACATGTTCACTTCGGCGGCCTGTTGTCCTTCGGCATGCGCTTCATCTTCTGTGTCGAACGGCCCGGTGTATTCATCTCCTTCTAGTGAGAATGCCCACTTACCGGTGATAGTGTCGGTGTGCACCGTGGTGTCCTCTTGCGTCGCCAGTGCCGTGCGCAAGACAGTCCTGATCTGGTTAATGCTCAGGGACATGGGTGTATCGTCGTCCGTTACTTCAACCCCGAGGACGGACCGGAAGTGGTCGTTGTCGATTGCTGGCGCCACCCGTACGAATAGGGGTAGTGGGTTATCCATGTTCATCTCCTTTCTCAGCGCTGGCGCTAAGGGCGGCGCGGGCCATCCATGCGTCGAATACCATTGTGGTGCTGGATTCGACATAGACCTTCGTGCGGCCCTGAATGCGGGTGGTGACGTTATAGCCGCGTGGCCGCGCCCAGTCCGCAAACGCCTCACGCTCATCCTTCGGCAGTGCTGCGCTGCTTGCCTGATCGTTCCGGCGCTCGATGCCGAGTTCGTGCCCGGTTTCAAATGCCGAATGCTGGTCAGGGCTGTCGCGGTAGCTGTACGGGTTGATCAGCGGCTTACCGTCCAAGCCGTGGCCCATGCCCGATTCATAGGCGTCACAGATGGTGGCGATGTATTCGTGGTGGCCCTTCTCAGTCTCGGTCGGCAGCTCTCCCACATCAGCCGAAGCGGGAGCGGCCGCGTAGAGCGGCGTCACCTCGAAATCGTCGCAGCCTGAGTAGTAGCCGTCCTTCTCTGGCTTGTTGAATCTCAGTTCTCGGCGGGCGCAGACCACAGCCCCGCTGAAGTGAGTGAATTCGCCATGCCGCAACAGCCACGCCACCGGCTCTGCTGCGCTATCGGAGCGCTCGGCAGGCTGCTGCTGCAAGACCGCGCGCACTGTACGGATATCGTCCACCAAACCCATCTGCGCTGCTTCGTCACTGCTGTAGAGTGGACGCACTGCCTTGGCAATGTCGGTATCACTAATAGCCTGTTCCGTAGCGGCGTTATCGGCAGCAGGGGCGGCGGCTACCATAGCGCTGTATATGCTGCTGTAAAATCCGGAGGTTCCGACGAATCTGGACGCTGCGACCGCCCGCATTTCTTCGGTCGCTTCCAGCGGCACCAGCTTCCAGCCTTCCGCCACCTTGCCGCTATCGGGGCTGCGGGCCTGTTCTAGGGCGGCGCGGAGTTCGGCGTTTTCTTCTTGCAGAAACTTCTTATCGTCAATGATATGAAGTCCTTTTGCAACCGCTATTGCACGCCTTTCAGTCCAACGTAAGATGTGCTGGCTCATTGGGCGCTCCCTTTTTCAAGGGCGATGCTGATAGCCTCGTACACGCTGGCTGGCACTTCTGCCTTGGCGCAGGCTTCGGCAATTTGATCGAGTGTGTATGCGCCCACTGGTTCGGTGAACAATGGTTGTTGGCCGGGGTCGTCGTGGAAAGTCGAACGATCCGTGGCGAAACGCCATCCAATAACACCGTTCGACATTTTGCCGTAGCTGCGCCAAGCTACGGGCTTGGCACCGGCACCTTCGGGCGGCCGGCCGCGTGATTCCCACAGAGCGCGCAGGATATGCATCGTAGCCGGGGATTCGCTCCCCTCCACAACGAGGCGCTGTTCAGCATCCGGCGCCCACGTGAACACACCGCCTACGCTGACGTGTAGAATAGGCACGGCTCCGCCCGGCACGTCGCTGCCGGCCATATGGTAACTTACGTGCGAAGCAAACGACTGCTGTAATTTCAATACGCTCATGGTATTACTCCTTCACTTCGGCGGCCGACACCATCAGGGTGACGGTGCGCGTCGCCCGGTCAGTCGAGGTGAGGTAGCGGCCCTTGCCGAACTGCTCATGGACGAAACTGCGGAATGAATCCGTGTAGCCCTTCCAGTCGAGGTTTTCCGGCACGGAGATTTCCTTCATGCCCTCGCCCACCTCCGCCAGTTCCTTAACGAACGGCAGGTAGTGCTGGCGGAACTCCGTCTTCAGTTCGCGCTTCCCGCCACGTCCGGGCTTCACGTTGGTGAATACCTTGCCGTCGAACTCCACCGTGTACGTCGCACCAGCAGTGCGCAGAAAGCCGATGGCGGTGGCTACCGCGCGGGCGTGGATGCCGGAGCCGACCACGGGTTTGTCTTCGGCTGTTGGCGTGACAGGTGCAGGCGGATGGGCCGCCGCGTACAACTGCTTGGCCTTGTGCACGGCTGCGTCCAGACACTGGCGTTGGCGCGGTTCGCCGATCAGCCCGCGCTCGGGGTAGCCCTTCGCTACCTCGTCCGAGTTCAGCAGGATCGACCAGCCATCGTGACCGATGGAGATGGAATAACCCTTCGCTGCTAGATCGGCGCGGTCTGCGAGGTTCTGTTTATGTGCGAGATCGGAGATCATCTAAGTTGTCCTTTGAGGTTGGTTCAGTTACTGGTACTTGGCGCGCACGGCTTTCAACGTGGCGACCACGGTGTCGTAATTGCCCACGACAACCTGCATGCCGAACGATGCCGGGCCATTCGCCATATCACCGTTGAAGCGGAACACCATGTTCCATTTCACCACGCTGTCGCCGACGAAGCGCCACCGGCCGTAACCGGCGCCCGGATATTCAGGCTGCGGTAAACCACGTGCATACGCCCCCATGCAGTGCGACCCGATGGAGTTACAGAAGAACACGGGGTGCGGCTGTTCGCCGGGGCCGTCGGTGAGTTCTTCAACGGTGTTGCCGTTCAGTGCGTAGAAGCGGTTGAAGTGCGGCGGCATGTACGCGGTCAGCGCTTCGTACTGGACGAACGTGTGGT